GATTGCTTGCAGGTGAGAGATTCTCAGTTGAAGCTGCATTTGTTGAGAAGGAACTTTCAAGAAAGGTTGGTGATGTAAGATTTACAAGCCCTGTTTCTATGAGAAATGAGTGGTCTGTAGTAAGAATCCAACACAAGGTTCCAGGTTCTATGTTGAACAAGAAGCTGGCTGTAGGTATTCCTATTGTTAAGGAAACTGAGGGTAGACATACTAAGTCAGTTGCTACAATGTGGATGCACAATGTAGATTGGGAAGTAGAACAGCAATTCTCTGAGTACAAGAACAATGCACTTGCATTTGGTAGAAGCAACAGAAATGCCAATGGTGAGTACATGAACTTTGGTAAGTCTGGTAATGTTATTAAGACAGGTGCTGCTCTGTTTGAGCAGATGGAAGTTGCTAATACTGTGTATTACAACACATTCAGCTTGAAGCTTCTTGAAGATGCTCTATATGAGCTTTCTGCTTCTAAGTTAGACTTTGGAGACAGATACTTCTTGATTAAGACTGGTGAGAGAGGTGCTATCCAATTCCACAAGGAAGTACTAAAGACAGTATCAGGTTGGACACAATTTGTTCTTGACAACAGCTCTGTTGGTGTTATTCAAAAGACTCAATCTAAGTTGCACCAAAACTCATTGAGTGCTGGTTTCCAATTTGTTGAGTATAAGGCTCCTAATGGTGTTAGAGTTAAGATTGATGTAGACCCATTCTATGATGACCCAGTAAGAAACAAGATACTCCATCCAAATGGAGGTGTTGCATTCTCTTACAGATATGATATTATGTACATTGGTACTATGGACCAACCTAATATCTTTAAGTGTAAGATTAAGGGTGACAATGAGTACAGAGGTTATCAATGGGGTCTAAGAAACCCATTCACAGGTCAAAAGGGTAATCCTTACATGTCATTTGATGAGGATTCTGCTGTAATTCACAGAATGGCTACTCTTGGTATCTGTGTTCTTGACCCAACAAGAACTATGTCACTAATCCCTGCAATTCTACAGGGCTAATGATAAAAGGGGAGGAAAGATAATCTTCCCTCCCCTTATTTTATTTCAAAAAGTTAAGGAGAAGATATGGCAGAAAAGAAAATGGAAGAGAAGGTGGATTATACTGTACCTGACTTTGATATAGACAATACAGAGACTCCACTTCAGGAAGTACCAAAAGAAGAGGCTACTGTAAAAAGCCCTAAGGAGACACAAAAGAAAGTAGAGGTATCTGATGATGCCTTAGTTAGTTGTCTGAGAAATGAGAGAATTATTGTAAGACATGTACCTAAGCTGACAGGTATGTGGGGTAATAACCCTAAGCATGTATTGTCAGGAGGTATGGCAGAGGGTGCAATTAGAACATTTGTAGTACCAAGATTATCTTCAGGTATGTTTGTTAATGTCCTTACAGACAAGGAAAAGGCATTTCTTGAGGAAATGATGGGTCTTGAATATAATGCACTAAGTATCTATAAGAAGGTAGATAACTTCTGGGATGATTCCAATGAGAATGGTATCAATAAGGTAAGATTGACAAAGCAGGATAACTACTTCAATCTATCTGACCCAGAGGATTATATCAGATATAAGATACTATTAGCCAACAAGGATTATATTGCTCCTTCATTGCAAGCATTGCAAGATACTCCTAAGGCTACTTACCAGTTTGTTATCATTTCTGAGGGTGAAGAGACTAAGGTTGCTAAGAATAATATGAGCACTACAATGATGTGCTATAAAGAGTTTGGTAAGATTGAGGATGATATTGATACATTAAGAGTTATTGTTGAGACTATTGATGGTAGACCTACATCACAGACTGCTAAACTTGAGTTCTTGCAGACTAAGGTTAATAGCTTAATACAGGCTGATAGCAAGATATTCTTGAAGGTTATTACTGACCCAATGCTTTCTACAAAGGTTCTTATCAAGAGAGCTATAGAGGCAGGATTGATTTCAAATAGAGGGGGTTTCCTATACTTGAGAAGTGACAATACTCCACTATGTGAGGCTAATGAGGAACCTACATTGAATATAGCAGCCAAGTACCTGAACTCTCCAAAACATCAGGAAACCAAGTTTTCCTTGGAAGCCAAGTTAAAATAAAGAAGAATATAAGATTATGACACTACAGGAGTTTTCAGATGAATTTGATGTTCTCTACAATAATATATCCAGTAACCAAGCTCCGGGCCTTAATGAGTATGAAAAGTCTGTGTTTCTCACAAAAGCTCAGAATGAGATAGTAAAGAACTACTTTACTTCTACCCAAGGAGGTAACAAGTACCAGCAAGGGTTTGATGATTCTGCCAAAAGACAAATAGATTTCTCTACTCTTCTAGTGCAAGAAGCCTGTCCCTTGATAAAGGTGGATTCCAAGAGGGGAACTGATATTTTGGAGGGTGTCACAATCCCCGGAAATATCTATGGCAGTGCTCCTGAAGCTGTATTATTCAATGCCCCTAGCTTTATTGACAAAATACTGTTAGTGGTATCAGAAAGGATAATTATTAAGGATACAGATAATAATGTAGATAAGTATTATCAGGTAGTACCTATAAAATTAGATAGTTTGCTTAATAACCTGAGCAAGCCCTATGGAAGACCTTTAAAGAGGCAAGTGTGGAGAGTTATAGAGACTTTTGGAGACCCTAAAGGGTCTGAAGACCAGACTGTAATTCCCACAAAGTACAATGGATTCAGGTTTATATTGCATGATGCAGATGAGAAATTCCTAGGAGAATCTGGAGGTGAAAGTCCAGAGAGTACCAAGGCCATTTACTTTATCACATACCTAATCAAGCCTAAACCAATAGTATTGGAGGACTTGGTTGGTGTATCAGTAGATGGTGAATCAGAGCAATCTCCATGTGTCTTGAATAGTGAACTACATCCTGAAATTCTTCAAAGGGCAGTAGAGTTAGCTAAATCTGCTTATAGGGGAGATTTGAAAAGTAGTGTTGAACTGGGACAAAGAAGTGAATAATGACAACTGAGGAATTTTCTAATGAATTTGATGTTCTATTGAACAGCTACTCTTCAGGTGGAATTGAGTTCAACGAGTATGAGAAATCAATCTTTCTTACAAAAGCCCAAGAAGACCTGTTAGTGGAATTATACAATGGTAAGAATCCATTCAGGGAATCATTTGAAGAGACTGAGGAAATAAGGAGATACCTGAGCAACTTGGTGAAGACTTATACCACTACTAAAAAAATAGCAGACATTACTGGAATATCTGATAAGTCTGTATTCTTCAAGTTACCTAGTGACTTGTGGTTTATAGTTTATGAATCAGTTGAGCTGAGGGATGATAAGCTAGGCTGTAAGAATGGTAACCAAGTACTTGTGGTACCCACTACCTTGGATGATTACTACAATACATATAACAATCCATTCAGGGGTCCGGGATACAGGAGAGTCCTGAGACTTGATATTGATAATGGGATTGCAGAAATAGTATCAAAGTATAATATAAGCAGGTACTTAGTCAGGTACCTATCTAAACCCAACCCAATTATATTGGTAGCATTGCCTGCCCATCTAAACATAAATGGAGAAAGCAAGATAACAGAGTGTGATTTACATCCTGCATTGCATAGGGTAATACTTGATAGGGCAGTAGGACTTGCAATAGCAAGCAAGGGTTTGGATACAAACAGAACAAAATAAACTATTGTGTAATTTAATATTAAATTAAAATGGCAACATTTAGTACAAATCAGGTAAGGCAATTTTATGTAGCAACTGCATTTAAGACTCCCCATGTAAGTGAGTCTGATACTGCTGGTGCTATTGCAGTATCAAAGGATACTGAAAAGAAACACCTGTATTTTGAATATAAGGGAGCTGATAACAGAATGAGAAGTGACCTTATAGATATAGAAAACATTCTCTATGCAAAGGCAACTAGTGCTGATAGCATGGCTTACAAGATGAAGTCAGCTACCATAGCATTGGATTCAAGTGTTAATGGTGGTGCTCCAATTGCAGGTCAGGATTATATCCTAAGAATTGCATTTAAACAGTATGTGGGCATGTCTGATGAGGACCAATACTTCAAATATGGCATGGTTCATGCTTATTCTAGCATGACTGCTGATGTGTTCTACAAGACTCTTGCTCAATCTATTGCTAAGAACTTTAGCAGGGAAATAGTTCCCTTGATTAAGATTGAGGTACATAGTGCTGCAACCAAGAGCGAGGGAGGATTTGATGCAAATGGTTATATGACAGTAACTCCTTCTACTAAGGATAATGGCAAGAGTGATAGTACTAACCCATACTATGATGGTACTTCAGCAATTGTAGCTGACATTGACAGTATCAGAATTACTGAGGTAGAACAGCCTTGGAGATTAGGTGTTATGTCTCAGACACCAGTATATTTCACTGTACAGCCAGTTGAAATAATTGTAGATGGAGATGAGAGAATTTGGGGCACTGTAGAGATGGGTACCAATGGTACAATAGGTAATGGTAAGGTTATTGCAGACTTAGAGTACTTCTGTATGGGTGAAAGAGGAGACACCTACAGAGGCATTGGCTGGCCTAACAACATTCCTACCACTTATCTGATAGACCCAAGCAAGACATATAATGTGCTTGATATACACTATGCCTATGTAGGCAGCAATGAGTCAGTACAAAAGTCTGAAAAAACAATAACTATTGCTTGTGCAGATAAAGCAGTTCTCAATCAGATAATTGATGCAGTGAAAACTGCTACAGGACTTACTATTGCAGACATCTCCTAAAAGCGAGATACAAATAAGGAGACTTTTATAGTCTCCTTTTTTTTATTTACCTAATTTGTGTAATATGATAAGATTTGCTACATTAAAAGCCTCAGGAGAATGCAGGCAGTTGGTAATTGATGCTTCTATAGAAGCATACTCCTTCTATGATGATGTCTATATTGACTCAGTAGTCATAGATACTCAGGATACCTTCATGACCTTTGGGCCATCATCAAGCAGTGTATATACAAAAAGCATTGATGGTAATTCCAAGCATGTGACATTAATCCTAGACAAGACAGATTTCAATGCAGCAGTAGATTTTGGTAAGGACTTATTCTTTGTCTATATTACTGTCAAAGGTACAATGGCACCTGATACTCCATGTGGATATGACAGATATTATGATTTAGGAATAGCTGTTAATATGCATAACCTTTATAAGTCACTGATGGGTGGCATCAGACAGGTAGAGGAGACTTGCAATATTCCCAAGCAGCTTATAGACAAATACCTTCAACTGAAGGCTTTTACTACTTCCTTAAAGACAGGGAACTATACTTTGGCAATAAAGTATTGGAACAAGTTCTTTAGGAACTGTGTGATAACGAATGATACAAGTACTAAACATGAGTGTTCATTATGGATAACTTAAGTAATGTATTGAAAAGGGCATTAGCTACATACTTCAATGTACTTTCAAGTACAGGATATGTGTGTTATAATGATGTCAATAAGTTACTGCTTTTGTCCTTGATAGAAGAGCTTACTAGTGGCCCAATGTCTGCCTTTATAGATGATAAGGACTACAATAGCATGAATAATGCCCTATATTGTATATTTGGTACTTCATGCCTGATACCATATCCTCCTACTAAGGAAAGCTCTGCTGTGTGTGGTGAAGAGGAAACTATCAGAATATCTGAGGATGGCATGATAAAATTCACACAAGATAACAAACCTAGAACTCCTGCTATATAAGTTATATATTTGCTTACTGCAAAAGATTCAATTAAAACTATTGCAATATTGATTATAAATATCTATATTTGCAATAGTTTTTTATTTATTAATAAGCATGCATATATAGTTATGACATACAGAGAATTAGTTTATTTATGTCTGGATGAGGTAAAGAGTATATCAGATGACTCTACTTTCAATGAGAATCATATTATACTTTTGGCAGATAAGTATAGGGCATTCCTTATAAAGCAAAGATATTCTGATGTCAAAAAGCAGATACCTGAGAGTAACTATCAGACTATATGCTTGGATTTAATTGAGGTACCTGCTATATCAGGTGAGCCTTGTGAAGGTGGTCCTTATCTAAGAAGTAAGGAGAAGATACCTTTCCTAATGAAGATAGGTAATCCTATGGTGTACCCAGTTGATTATTATCAAGGGGGGATTACTTATGTAAGTAGAGAAAGGATGAGATATGTGGGGTATAATAAGTATCTGAAAAATATCATCTATGCTTCTATTGGTCCAGATAATTACCTGTACTTTAAGTCTTTCAACCCACAATACCTATACCTTAAAAAGGCAAGGATGACAGGTATATTTGAAGACCCACAGGCTGCATCAGAATTGCAGTGCCCTGATGAGAATGGTGATACAGTATGTGATGTATTAGATAAGACTTTCCCTATTGAGGATGCTCTTATACCTCCTATGATTGAACTTGTAGTTAAGGAGTTATTAGGTGCTGAGTACAGACCTAAGGATGAATCCAATGATGCAAAGGATGAGTTGTCAGAAGTAGCAACCAAATAGTGAGTTATGGAGTCTTGTCAAGAAGAGAAAGATAGGTGTTATTTTGTATATGGACATTTTACAAGTTTGCTAAATTTCTTGGTATGTCCTCTAATGCACACATATTAGATGTGCTTAACAATAAGAGAAGCAATATTAAAGGTTGGGAGGTGAAGTATGACTTATGAAGAATTTAAGTCCGAGGTTCAGCATCTTAGTAGTCCAAGAAAACATAAAGTTACTAACTCAATTGGGGTTTACTCAGCCTATAAGTGGATAAGAAAGAATAGTTGGCTCAATATAGGAAGATGTCTTACAGAACATGAGTTCTACAGCATTATAAGGAAAGTCAATGACTACTTAGCTGATAGTTTCCTTCATGGTAATGATATTAAGTTACCACATAGAATGGGCAGAATAGAGCTAAGGAAATATGATGCGAGAGTTAGTTTTGATGGAGAAAAGGTTAAAACTAACTTGCCTATAGATTGGGATAGAACTCTTAAATTATGGTATGAAGATGAGGAAGCCTATGAGAATAAGACACTTGTTAAAGTGGAAGAAAAAGAAATCTTTAAAGTCTACTATAATAGACAATTAGCAAACTATAATAATCAGTCTTTCTATGAATTCAATGTAAATAGAGAGCTAAAGAGGAGGTTAAAACAGAGAATAAGAGAAGGAAAATTAGATGCTTTCAAGATATGAACTGGGGTGATTTGTCAATGAAAGATAGAGCTTCCTATATAAAATTAGGAGTTGAAAATGGTATTACAGATTTAGATACAGTTAGAGAGGTTTATAATAAATTTGCTGAAGGAGGTCCTCTTAATCCTTATAGTGCTGGTTCTTTGGTTGATGCTATATACAGAAACTCTAAAGGAGAAGAGTATTTAGGTGAACCTTCACATCATTATGATTTTACTATTCCTGAGGAAGAAGCCAATAGATTAGGATATTATCCTGATGAAAGAGGACATAGGGATGACAGGGTTAAGAAACCTGCACATCCTACACATCCAAGTAGAGGTAAATGGAACTCTTTTACGGAGTTTGAACTTACTGATAAAGGGATGGAAAATCCTAACTATACTTTATTTGGTCTTAATGATAATAATCAAGACCCTCAAGCTGTGATGACTTATAAGGGAGGAGTAGTATTACCTGAAATAACAGTAACCCCTAAGAAGAACTATATACATAATCCTTATGATAATATAAATATATACTTACATGAAAGATAAGAAATGGATATTATATAGACATACATCTCCATCGGGCAAAGTATATGTTGGGATTACCTCTAAAAGTAATCCCAATTGGAGATGGCAAAGTGGTAAAGGCTATACTGCTTGTACATACTTTTATAATGCTATATTGAAATATGGGTGGAATAATATCAAACATGAGGTATTATTTGAGGGCTTAAATGAGAACACTGCCAAAAGATTAGAGATAGAACTTATCAGGCATTATAAGGGCTTAGGTATCTCATATAATATCACAGATGGAGGAGAGGGTAGAAAATCCCCATTATCTAAAAATCATAAGAGAAGGCTCTCAGATGCTCATAGAGGGAAACATCTAAGTAAAGAATGGAGAGACAAAATAGGAAAAGCTCATAAAGGAAAGATAGTATCTCAAGAAACTAAAAATAAAGTGTCTGCTATTATGAAATCCAAACATATTAAACTCTCTGAAGAGAGAAAGAGAATTATTAGTAGGTCTAATAAAGGAAAAGTGATTTCAGATAAGCATAGAGAGATAGTTAGTAAATTCTTTAGTAAACCTGTTCTACAGTTAGATAAGCACACAGGTGAAATTATAAGGGAATATAGTTCAATGACAGAAGCTTCCAAATGTACTGGTATATATTATGGTAGTATAAATAAGTGCTGTAATAATATTACGAAGTCTGCTGGAGGATATAAGTGGAGATTAAAATATGATAAGTGAAATTTCATACATAAATATAAGAGAGGCTCTAAGTAGAGTACTAAGGCATCCTCTTCTTCAAGATGTAACTCTTGAGCAGGCTGTACAATATACCATTGACTTTATTGGTATATTTGGTATGCCAAAGTTATATCAAGATAAGGAAGAAGTTCTTCATATAGAGGATTTTAGAGCTAAGCTTCCTTGTGATTTAATATCTATCAATCAGATTAAAGAGTGTAAGACTGGGATATGTTTAAGGAGCATGACAGATAATTTCATGCCTAGAGAACATCGTGATAAGTATGAAGGACATAAAAGACCGCAAGAGTTTACCTTTAAGACACAAGGCAGAGTAATATATACTTCCTTCAAGTCAGGAGATATAATAGTCTCATATAAGTCTGTTCCAATAGATGAGGATGGGTTTCCATTGCTCATAGACAATCCTGTGTTTATGAGAACACTTGAGCTATATATTAAGATGGAAGAGTTCACTACTTTGTTTGATATGGGAAAGATTTCTTCTGCTGTATTACAGAACACCCAACAACAATATGCTTGGTCAGCAGGACAATTACAGAGTGAATTTACTATACCATCACAATCTGAAATGGAATCAATAAGTAGAATGTGGAATACTCTTATTCAAAGGACAAGTGAGTTTGATAATGGATTCTCTTCTCTTGGCAATAAAGAGTATATAAAATTGCAATAGTATGATAAAGAAATCTACATGGCAGATAAAGGGTATGCAGAGGGACTTGTCTGTAAGCAAATTCTCTTCTGAGTATGCTTATGAGAACAAGAATATAAGGATAATGTCTACTGATGATAATACCCTGCTCAGCATAGTAAATGAGAAGGGTACTAAAGAGGTATCAAACATAGAAGGTATAGACTCTATAAAGGGATTACCTATAGGACAAGCTACAATTAATGATTATCTAGTACTGTTCACTACAGACCAAGACAATGGAAAAGATTACATATATAAGATATGGTTTGACAAGGACAGCTTGCATGGAGTAATATTATATGATAGTAACAAAGGTAATCTTAACTTTAATCCTCTATATCCTATAGAGACATTGTCATTCTATGAAGATGATAACATACAGAAAGTATATTGGACTGATGGATTAAACCAGCCCAGAGTTATCAATATTACTTCTATAGAAGATTACACACCCAATTCTTTTGACTTTGTTATGAGTTTGAATCTCGGTTCAATTGTTAATATAACCAATATAGAAAAAGGGTATAGTGGGATATTCCCGTCAGGGGTAATACAATATTGTGTTACAGTCTATACCAAGAATGCTCAGGAGTCCAATATACTGGCTATATCTCCTCTATATTACATAACAAAGTATGATAATGGAGGTAGTCCTGAGGATTCTTTATCTGTGAGTTTTAATGTAACAGTGTCTATTAAAGATGTTGCATGTGAGTATGTCAGATTATATTCAATACTGAGAACTACACAAGATTCAACTCCCATTGTCAAAAGAGTTCAAGATATAAAGTTATCTTCCTCTACTCAAACAATCAGTTTTATAGATACTGGTAATATTGGAGAGAGTATTGACCCTACTGAATTATTATACTTGGGAGGAGAAGACATATCTTGTGGTACAATGTGCCAAAAGGACAATACATTATTCTTAGGAAATATCAATGTTAATAGAATTGAGCCTGATAGCTCTATTAGAGAGTACTTCAGAGGATTAAATGTAGACCTCAATACAGTTAACACAATTAATTTGGGAAAACCTTCTGGATATTATCAACATAAATTTCAGTTGAATAACAGCTCTAACGCTATTAAGATATTTAAATATTTGGAGTGGTACAGATTTGGCATACAGTTTAAGCATAAGTCAGGCAGGTGGTCTTCTCCAGTATTCATAAAAGACGCTCAGATTACCAAAGCACCCAGTACTAATGACTTATATGGTAGTTTTGGTGTTTCAAATTTGGTATTCTATAAGTGCATACCTAAGGTATCATTCAATGATAATACCATAATTGGTAAACTAAAGGATTTAGGATATATTGGATTCAGACCTATAATAGTATATCCCTCTATAGGGGATAGAGAAGTAATATGCCAAGGAGTTTTATGCCCCACTGTTTATAATGTTGGTGACAGATTCAGTAATTCCCCATTTGTACAGTCTTCTTGGTTCTCAAGACCCAACATTCCCTTTGATGTGATAAGGTCAGAGTCTGGGGATGCAGGCTTACCAGATATATCACCTATATTTGACATTCCTGAAAAGGCATTATATGGTGACCAAACCTTGTCAAGATATGGTGTAATAAATAATGATAAGCAGTTTTATTCTCCTAATGAGTTTGTTACTATGAATATTTCCTTGATTGATACAGGTACTTGGGCTGAGTGTAGGCATAATAGTCCTATACCAGGAAACACTCATAGGAATGCGGAGATACAGAATATATCCTACCCTCCTGCCACTCCACGCCTTACAGGAAAACACCATTTTCTGACAAATTTTAGTGAATATGTGGAGAAGCATAAACATGAGTTTTTTGTAGACCAATCAATAGTTACTCTTCATTCCCCGGATATTGAATTTAACAGTGAAGTTGAGAATTATGATATTTCCCAGTGTAAGCTGAGGATAATAGGTGCAACTTTGGTAACCGCCAGTGTAGGGGATATTGACATTGTAACTTCTACCACAGGAACTACCATGGTTGACGCAAATAATGAGAGGCTCCCACCAACAGGGTTTTATAAGGAGTCTTGTGGTAGTGCCAACATATCCCCTTGGGCATTCAGAAGCCAATTGACTAATATCAACTGGATAGATAATATTCAAAGAGACTTTAGTGGTGTTATACTCCCACAATATAGAAGGATGCAGGCAGGCTTTGCCACATATCCTTGGCATAGGAGTGGAGGTCTTGATGGTACAAGCTGGGCAGATGAGAATGGATATAGACCTGCCAAGTTACAGTATAAGAGGCTATCCAATTTGAAATTCTCTGCCACTAACCTGTACCTTAGCAGTACTAGTACATGGGATTCAGGGGAACTTGCAGATGCACAGATTTTTAATTCAAACGAGGTTACTCCACTCAAATTGAAAGCTCAGAAGCACTCTGGAAAAGGCACTTTAGTGTACTATGGAAATGTAGATAAGATTACTTCAAATACTGAATATTCAGGTAGTGATTATTACCAGATTGTAATATCTTCCACCTATAATCAGAATAATACCTCATATACTAACCACGACATATATGTTGGTGACTTTACACCTACCATACCTTTCACTGATAACTCAATAAATAAGGCATATGACCCTGTACACATAAAGTACAAGTCTACCCCTCATGCTGTTATTGTACTTGAAGACAAGAACAACTTGAATAAGTACTCATATAAGGTTTTGCCTACTATCATAGATGGTAATGATTATGGAGATTCTACATCTAGTAGTTGGCCTGTAAACCATGTTGCAATAACTCATGATGGTGCCCCTAACTTCTGGGATCCTTTGGAGGTATACAACTCTGTGTCTCAGGATGTTATAGAAGACTTTGCAGGTACTGGTCCTAATAAGACAGTTAAAAGTATCCAATATGGCTGGTGGTGGTTAGCAGAATTATACAGAAGTGATGTCACTAATAGGTTTGGAGGAGAGTCTGATGATGCTATACAGAGTAATCAATGGTTACCATGTGGAAAAACTACCTATTTCTATGATGATGACTTCAGCCATAATTATCTTGTAAAGTACTTGGAAGGAGACACATACTTCCAAAGATATGACCATTTAAAGACTTATCCATTTACTTTGGAAGATGAAAACTCGGTGACTGAGATAATGTCATTTATGTGTGAGACAAGGGTAAATCTAGATGGCAGGTATGACAATAATAGAGGCAATACTTCTAATCTATATATAACCCCTGAGAACTTTAACAAGCTAAATCAAGTATACAATCAAAAGGATAACTTCTTTACCTATAAGGTAAGTACTGATGATACTTCAGTATTGAACAAATTTCCTAATGTGGTTACTTGGACTAAGACTAAAACTGCTGGAGAACTTATTGATACTTGGACCAATATCAATCTTGCATCCACTCTTGATTTTGATGGTGATAAGGGTAGTATAACAGCTCTGAGAATGCATAATAATAATATCCTTGCTTTTCAAGATAAAGGCATTAGTCAGATATTGTATAATGAGAATGTGCAAATTTCTCCCACTAATGGAGTGCCTATTGAAATTGCCAACAGTGGAAAAGTTACTGGTAAGAGGTACTTATCTGATAGTATAGGATGTTCTAATAAGTGGTCTATATGCAGGACACCTAATGGTACCTATTTTATAGATGATATTACCAAAGGTATCTTCCTACTTAACAACCAGTTGGATAACATCTCTGATAGGCTTGGATTCCATTCATGGATTAACAGTAAGTCAACTGGAATAAATGTATGGAATCCTAAAGACTTTAGTGGATTTGTAACATACTATGATAAGGTAAATGGAGATGTATTCTTCATAAGCAAGGATGAGTGCTTGGCATTTTCAGAACCATTAGGCCAGTTCTCTTCATTCTACAACTATGAGAATGTGCCATATTTCTTCAATATACTAGACAGGGGACTGTGGGTAAAGGATGGGAAGCTATGGCTGCACAATGAAGGTGATTATAATACCTTCTTTAACAGTTACCAGCCTTTCTATACTACTGTCATATCCAATCCTGATATGACCCAGGATAAGATATTTAATACTCTTGAGTTCAGGGCAGACAGTTGGAACAGTGAAGGTAAGCTATTGGATACAACCTATGATACTCTCAGTGTTTGGAATGAATACCAAAGTGGTGAATCCAAGCTTACCCATGTACTTGGAAGACCTTCAAGTCTCAAGAAGAAGTTCAGGATATGGAGGGCTAATATACCAAGGGATAAATCAAACAATAAAGACAGGATGAGAAATCCTTGGTTATATCTTAAGCTATCTATGGAATCTGAAAATACAAATAAGACCATATTGCATGATATGGTGGTGCACTACTTTGAATAACTTGATAGAGATAGTCTAAAGGGAAGATAAGTAATAAACTTATCTTCCCTTTACTTTTTAAATAATATTCTTGTATAATTCTGATACTTTACTTATCTTTGCAAATAAATTATTATAACATGGTTAATAGAAAAGTTATAAGGAAACACAATAGTCCTGTTACTACTGGTATCATTAATAGATATGATGATGGTGGTAGTATATGGGACATTAGCAAGCTTTTTACCAAAGAAAACTTAGGTAAACTAGGTCTTGGATTATTAGGCCCTGCTGGTAATGCAGCAAATGGTTTAATAAGTAATGGACTAAGTTCAGGAGCAGGCAATGCAGTCAATAAAGTAGGAAGTACTGTGGGTTCTGCCATTAGCACAGTCAACCCTTTATTAGGAGGCATTGTGTCTGTTGGTACTGGGTTGATAGGTGGTATAACCAATGCATTATTCGGTTCAAAGATTAATAAGGAAAATGTCAATAATGTCAGAAACTCCAATAATGCCCTGAGTACAGTTAAAGTTGATAGCAGTAGCAATGACTCTATACTTAATCAATGGTCTAATCAGAACTTTGGAGCAGACTTCTCCCAATCAGATATTGGGAAAGATGGATTGTTCAGTAACAAGGCAAAAAAATTATATAATAAGTTGAAGAAGGAACAGGAGATAGCCAGAGGCAGAGCACTGCTAAGTTATGATAATGCAACAGAAAGTGCTGATAAGATGAATGATTTAAGAGTTATGTCCAATTACATGGCAAAGGGAGGTAAGATTCATATCAAGCCTGAGAACAGGGGCAAGTTTACTGCCCTTAAAAAGAGGACTGGAAAGTCAGCATCTTGGTTCAAGGAGCATGGTACTCCTGCACAAAAGAAGATGGCTACCTTTGCCTTGAATGCTAGAAAGTGGAAACATGATGATGGAGGATGGATAGATGAAGAGTTTACTTTGCCTTACAGTGCCTATATAGCAGACAGGGTAAATAACATGGGACTTAATAACTCTCAAAAGGCTGCTGTATACAGTTCAATATATGGGGAATCAAGGTTCAATCCCTATGCCTATAATCCCAGAGGTGGTGGAAAGGGAGCACATGGAATCATGCAATGGAGAGGTGCCAGAATACCTGAAAGCTCTTATCTGCCTAGCCAAATGGACTACTTGGAAAATACACTTAATAGTGTAGATAGGATGAATTGGTTGAGTAAGAGAAGTCTGAACAATTTCAAGAAATCCAATACTCCTGAGGCTTCCTCCTCTGCATTTGAAAGAGGATATGTCAGGGGAGAGGAGTTCTCTAGAACCTCTAAAAGAAAGAAGGCAAGGTCTGTATATGACAAGATGCACACTCCCAGTCTGTCTGACTTATCAGATTATAATATGAGAACTATTACCAAACCTAATATACAAATACCTTTTAATCCATTTGGAGATGGTGGCCTCATGAGTACTCATGGGGCAGATTTTACCAATGGTGTCACTGTTATAAATAATGGAGGATACCATGAAGAGAATCCACATGAAGGAGTACAGATTGGGGTTGATTATAATGGAATACCTAATCTTGTGGAAGAAGGAGAGGTGATTTATAATGATTATGTATTTAGTAACAGGATTAAAGTACCTGATTCAGTGAAGCAGAAGTATAAATTGAAAGGTGGCAAAGGTCTGACATTTGCAGATGCTGCCAAAAGGATTCAAAAGGAGTCTGAGGAAAGACCCAATGACCCAATAAGCAAGAGAGGGCTGGAAGATGGTCTCATAAAGTTAATGCAGGAGCAAGAGGCTCTTAGAGGACAGGGGCAATATGGACTTGAAGGAGTACAATATGCAGAGGGAGGTCTTATACCTGATGATTACACATATACTCCGGTGTTTGGTTCTTGGAAATCAGGAGAGATGCCAGAGATTACAGTTACAGCAAAGAGGCCCAGCATGATTAAATATGTGGATTATGACATACCTTCTACCATAGAGCCTATAGGTATTGATGGACTTTATACAGGATTTAGTGGCCTGTCTCCTATGGAAATATCAGGTATTGGTGAAGTAGGATATGATATACCTTCTAATGTGGAAGGTACAATTCCTGCTAAAGTTAGGGTACTCAAAAGAAATGGTAATACAGATAGAAGAGGATTTGATGCTACTTGGCTAAGATATGCACCTGTAGTAGGAGCTGCAATAGGACTAGGACAGAACTTATTCAGTAGACCAGACTATACAAATGCAGATACAATACTTGAAGCAGCTAATCAAGCAGGTAATTATACTCCAGTAGAATATACTCCAATAGGCAACTACTTACAATATAGACCTTTTGACAGAAGCTTCTATTTGAATAAACTTAATGCACAGGCAGGTGCTACAAGAAGGGCTATTATGAATACTACAAGTCCTTCAAGAAATGCAGCTTTACTTGCAGCAGACTATAATGCTTTAGGCAGATTAGGAGACTTGGCTAGACAAGCTGAAGAGTATAATCTAGCACAGAGACAAGCTGTTGAGGCATTCAATAGAGGTACTAATATGACTAACTCAGAAATGGGACTCAAAGCTGCAATGGCTAATCAGGAAGCTGCATTAAAGGCAAGGAGTTCAAGATTAAGTGGAGTAGCACAGGCTATGGCAATGAGAGATGCTATTGATAATAGAAGAAGTGCTAGTATGAGTGCTAATCTTACTAACTTATTTGACTCATTAGGAAGTATTGGTAAAGAGGAATTTACTAAGGATATGATAAAAAAGAACTCTGCTCTATTGTATGATTGGATGGGCAAGTATAAAGGTCTAGATGATAAATCTAAAGAAGATGACCAAGCTCACTTTGCAGAAAGTTTTGAGTCAATGAAGAAGGCAAGTAAGAAAAGAAGTAAAGGTGGGTATTTAACTATTAAAAAGAGGAGAAAGTAACATGGCAAATTATTCATTAGTGGTAGGGTCAAAATTCAGTCCTTTCTCTTACCAAGAGTTACTTCAGCCTGCTTTAATGGCTACACAAGCACATCAAGAACTTGAAAATCAATACTCAGAGTTAGCTACTAAAGCTAATATATGGGATAAACTTGCTAATGAACAGACTGACCCTAAGGCTCATAGAATGTATAAGACATATTCAGATGAACTCAAAGATAAGGCAAGTAAACTAGCAAGAGAAGGATTAAATGCTTCAAGTAGGCAAGAACTGTTAAATATGAGGAATAGGTACTCACAGGATATAGTACCAATAGAGAAAGTATATAATCGAAGAATCAAGTTAGCAGAAGAACAGAGAAAGTTAAAAGCAGCTAATCCATCAATCATGTTTGACAGGGATTTCTCTTTAATATCATTAGATGACCTTCTAGACAATCCAGAGTTAAGTTATACTTCAGTTAGTGGAGATGATTTATATAAGAAAGGTAAGGAAGCTGCTATATCTGCATCATCAAGAATGATGAATGTATCTCCTGCATTACAAGGTCAATACTGGAAGATAAGACAGGGATATGGAGCAGATGCAGCTAATAAGTTCTTATTAGACCAATCTAATATACCTGAACTTAAAGATGCTATAAATAGAATAGTATCACAGTCAGGAGTTACAAAGGAAAATTTAAGTAGAGCTATAGACTATACTATAAGTGGTATAATGTCTGGAATATCATATAATGAAAGTTATCAAGCTAATAGGGGATATATAGACCCAGCAGAAAGAGAAAGATTAGCTTTAGCTAGAGAACAGTTTGAGTGGTCTAAGGATAGATGGGAAGATGAGCAGTTAGGAGCTGAATTACCTAATGGAGATAGAGTTAAAGATGTTGGAGGTGGAAGAGTTAGGATAATACACCCTGATGGAAAGGTTGAAATTATGGCTGCCCTTAAATCTACTAGTGTCTCAAAAGGTCAGGATAAAGATAAGAAGCCATTCTCTGGATTACAATTTAAAATGTGGAACAACTCTAGTGCTACTACAGATTTCCAAGAAGGATTATCTAATGAAGAGTGGACTACTAAGAGAAAGGGCTTTGATACAGGAGATGAAGAACAAATATCATTTACTGACCTAAGTAACTCAATGCAGACTAATTTGGCAGCTAAGTTAGCTGAGTATGGCTTAACATTTGATGATGTAGAAGTATGGAAAGACCGTGACTTATTCTCAGATGATCATTACCAAATAAGATTAAAACAAAGTGAATCAAATACATCTCAAGAACCTATAGGGTTTGGAGATTTATAAATTAATAATATGGCTTTAGAAGGATTAAAGGGATTGACAGCTCAGGATAGAGCCAATTGGGAAAAGAAATATAGTGCATATCTTTCAGGAAAATCTTCTGATGAAATAGAAAGAATGTATAGAAATGAAATGTTTAAGGCAAAGTTTAAGGACAGAGAAGATTACTCTGCCCTTAAACAGATGTCTCCTGAAGAGAGGGATGCCTTTTATAATAAAAGCTATACTGATTCTATTGAAGCAGTTGGGAGAAGTGCCAATAATGATTTATTTACTGTAAAGTCAGATGCAACTAGAGTCAGAGAGCCTATAAGATATGAACTGTCTCCTCAAGAGCAAGAGGCTTTCAAGGCTAAGTCAATAGCCTATGATAATGCTATGAGGAAGTATAGTAGTGATTATGCTAAAAATGCCTATGATAGGGACCATGCTGTAAAAGATATAAGAACTGTTGCTGAGAGTGTATCACCATATTATAGAAAGTATAAAAACACTGATTATCTTCCCTTTACAAATAATGACTGGCAAAATATTGCTACTGAGTATAATGCCAAGAGAGATGCTTATGGAGAAGAAAGTGCTAATATATGGCTGCAAGGTAAAATGCAGGATACAGCATCAAAGAACCAAAGCTTGTTTGAAAAGGCATGGAATGGTTTTGTAGGAATGGGGGCATCAGCAGCAGGAGCACTTATAGGAACTTATGGTATGCTCAAAGGTGCTTATGACTATGTTGCTGGCAATTATAAGGATGTAAAAGGCCTGAATGGGTTTGAGAATTTTATGAATTCTGTAATGGATAATGATATTACCAGATTTGGTAATGATGTTACCCAATACGGAACAATAAATAACTTAGATGAAGCTAAAAAGAGTGGATTATCTGAGTCGGAGGTAATGCAGACTCAAGGACAACAAAGTGGTTCAGATAGTTTATTTGACCAAATATTCAATGTAAATACTATACCTGTAGCCATGCAGTCAGGAGGATTTACTTTAGCATCTATGCTAGCTGGATATGGAGAGGCCAAGTTGGCTGGATGGGCATTTAAAGGTATGAAGGGTGCTACAATGTTAGGTAAGACAGGTAGTACTACTCAGAAGTTAATGCAGGCTAGAAACACTCTCAATTCTATTCAAAAGGCTGAAAACTTTACTAATAAGTTTGTTATCCCTGGTCTTGCTGGAACTACTGAGGGTGTTATTGAAGGGCTTAATACTAAACTAGAAGTTCTAGAGGACTCCAAGAAAAAAATAGCAGAAGCTCAATCTAAATATGTAGATAGAAGATTTAAGGAACTGTATGAGGCTGAGTATAATAAAAGAATGCAGGAAGCCTACAATAAGTCAAAACTCACTAGGAATAGAGAAACAGGAAGGATGACTTCTTCTTTTAACCCTAATAAAGAGTCAAAGAAGATTTTAGATGATTTATATAAGCAAGCTTGGGATGAATATTCATCTAAGTATAAAGAAGCCCTAAATCAGGCAGAGTTTGCTGCTAGTAAAGCAGGAGTTAATAATTTCTTAGTGAACTCAGCTATTAATGGAGTAATAAACCAAACATTAAAAGCTGGATTGCAGTCTTCTACTGTACAGGGTACTCTTCAAAAGTCAAGACTATTTAATTGGGCAACTCCTAAAGGTAAATTTGATATAACAGGCTCAGGTGCAAATACTACTGTAACTCCTAAGTATAGAGCTTGGAAACAAACTTGGAATATAGCAAAAGAGCCACTTGGTGAATTTACAGAAGAGTACTTACAGAGTGTATCTAATGCTACAATGAGTGGAGGTGCAGCCAATAATATTCATCAGTTTATTGAAAATAAATATAATGGTGATGGCTCTGCTGAAGTAGGTGATTATATGGCTGGAGATTTTACAGCAGCCCTACTATCTATGGGTGAATCTATGGTAGATAATGAAACCATTAAATCAGGTATTTATGGTGCTATATCTTCAGCTATGGGAACTCCTGTATTTAGAGGTGGAGATTATACTAAAAGAGTGAAAGGAAGTGATGGTAAATACCATACTGAAATTGACTTGTCTAGAAGAGAAGGAGAGAGCAGGTTAGGTCATATAACCAGACTAATGCCTTGGAGAAGTGGTATCACTAATGCTATAAGAGAGAATGCTGAGACAAAAAGACAATTATATGATGATGCTAAGACCTTAGAAACTTGGTTAAGAGACCCTAATAACAAAGCTAAGTTTGATGGTATAGTAGGTACATATAACTGGGCAAAGCAGATGGAGAGTGATGCTAAAAGTAATGATGAGTTTGGATATAGAAACAGCTTGTTAGGTAAGACTATCAATGATGTATTCATGTTAGATAAGATGAGGGGAACTCAGTATTATGATTCATTTATGAATGAACTTATTACTGTGGCTAACCTTGAAGAAGGTACAGAACAGGCTAATAGCTATATTAAATCTATGAGGGACAACATCAATACTCAAGATAGTAATGTTAGTGATACAGAAGTACTTAACCAGTTAAAGAGTAATGCCAATAAACTACTTAATACTATTAATACCATACAGAAGGAGTCTGATAAGATAGATAGAACATTAGGCAATGTAGATGAAGATACAAAGCAAGCTCTTATATTTGGTCAGATGTCTTTGCAGGATTGGGATAGTAGAGGCAAGAAGATTGAATCTGAACTTGGTAATATAGCATCTCTTATAACTGACAGCTCTAAGCCTGTTAGTAACATGTCTCCTGAACTAAGAGATATTGTAAGTAGGTATGGCTCATTAAGTAGGGCTAAAAAAGTTAAGGAAGAGTTATCTAACTCCTTACAGAGCATTAGCAAGGATATTGATAATCTGAATAATAGGAAGGATAACCTTACAGACTCTGAAAAGAAAATCCTGAAAGAGAAGAAAGCTAAGCTGAAATCTATTAATAAGGTACTTAATACATTAAAGAGCATTGATAATGTAGAAGAGGAGTCTACTGTATTAAATGAATCTGAAATAATGGCTTTGCCTGCAATAGATAGAGCTATTATGATGAATAAAGAAAATCTCTCAAATTATTCAGAGGAGCAAAGAGATATTATAAGTAATCTTATAGATAGAGGTACATCTAGGGATATAAACTTCTACAATAAGATACAGGATGCTGGAAGAATGGAATTGGCTAAACAGTCATTCTTGACTCAATACAATGAGATACTGAGAGACCCTAACAGCTTTAATATGTATGTTCAAAGAGCTAAGCAGGCTGCATCTGATGTACTTACTAAGAAGAAGTATGAATCTATAGATAAAATATCTGATTATAAGGACTTTGCACTGGAGATGGATAAACTTATGGATAATGAGTCTCCTAGAGAACAAAGACTTATAATAAATGCTCTATCCAAATCAAATAACTCTAATTATGAGAGATATAAGAATGATAGAAAAACTCTTGAAGGTTTATTTAATCAGATAGTAAATGATGATGCTTTTAGGGATATAGATGCTAATGATGCAGATATGTTTGCATTATCTCTACAGTATTTAAGTAACAATGGAGTTGATTTGAATGATGAGAATGCTGTTGTTAATTCACTGTCTGAAGTAGATAGTGATGGTAACTCATTATTCCAAAAGTATGTAGAAGATATAAACTCTAACTCTCCTGATGAGACTAAAGTTGTATTTACTAGTATTGGTGAAGCAATACAGACTTATAAGGATGTAATGCAGAACTATAAAAGGGATGAAGATGAAAGAGCTAATAACTCTAAGCCAGTAGAGGTACAAAGTACTACAACAGAACAATCTGCCCCTGCTAAGCCTGTAAATCCTATGCCTGGCATATTTGGTTCAGCAGCTACTACATTAGAGGAAGCCAATGAGTCTGCAAAGAAGACTGTAGAGGAACAGTCTTTACCAGCTGATAATACTACTTCAGCAACTACAGATAATACAGTTGAGAGTAAAGAAGATAAGAAATCAGATGAAAAACCAGAACCATTTGATACTTCTTCAAGACAGGAGAGTAATAACTCTATAGAGGAATTTAGAGAAAACAGTAATGATGATGTAGCTAAAAGTGCTGAACTGGGGTCAAGAGTTATAAGAAACTCTTCTGATAATTATTCAGAAAATGCAAAGAATACAGCAGAGGAAATACTAAACAGCTTCAGTAAGAATGAGTTTGAAAACCCAGATGAGTTAAGTGAAGCTTTAGTACAAAAGGCTAATCAGTTAGATACTTCAGCTGATGAAAATGATGAGGATGCTATGCAGGCATCTGCATTACTGAGGCAGGCTGCATCTAAAATTACAAACCAAACTCAGGAAAGAAAAATAAAGGAAAAGGAGGAAGAAGAGAGAGCTTCAGAAAACAAGAAACCTTCACTATTTGATAGAGCAAGGCAGAAGACTCAAGATACCAATAGAAGCATATTTGATAATAACTCAATGTCTTCTTTAATAGACTCTTCAGATATACAGTGGTTAAGGGAGAATTACCCAGATAGCCCAATAGTTAAATATTGGGATAAGAACAATATAGAGTCTTTTATAAGAAGTGGAAAGTTAAAGACTGGTAAAGATGCTACTAGAGTATATTTTGTAACAGATAATATATTAGCTCAAGAAATAAAAGCTAATATGGAATCTAATGGAGCTAATTATACTAACTTGGATATTCCTATAATAGCAGTGGTTGAGGATGAGAATGGTACATTAATCATAGATAACAAGAAGTATCAGCCTATAGGTACTTTCCCATCAACTAATACTAGTAATTATAAAGGTGTAGGAAATGTAGGAAGGATAAGAGAGTTAGTGGGAAACCAAAAATCTGGAAAACTCATAAGGGATAAGAATGGTAATATACTGACTTCAACATTAGCATCAATAGTTGCTAAGGCTCCTGAAAGAGTACCAGTAGGTAAACCTAATAATAATGCACAAAATCTATCTTTTAATACTTTAAGTAAGGAAGACCAAACCTCATTAAGAAGTGTCCCAAAGAGGGATAGGTATAAGAATCCTATATATGCTAAAATGAGAAAAGCATTTCTTGATAGATTAGGATTCTCTGAAAGTAACAAGTACCTATATGTAAATGTACCTAATTTGAAAGATAGTGTAAAAGACTTTAGAGTATTTATAAGGTCTATTTCTAACACTGTTGACAGAAACTCTAATAAGTCTATAGTAGAATTATTTAATGAGGGTGATATAAATGCCCTATTAAATTCTAATAGTAGGTTAATCAAGGCAGGTACTGTATTGGATGAAATGTCTTCCAGCTTTCCTGATAACTCTGAAATTACATTGGATAGAGTAGATGGGCAATTAGTTCCTACTGGTGAGTTTGCTGATAGATTAAATGAGCTGTCTAATACTCTGACTAGAAAGATGAATAACTATCTTATTCTACCTAATCAGAATTGGAAATATGTAATATCACCTACTGAAGAAATATTAGAGGATGGAAGAAGAATGTTCTCTATAAGTATCTCAGATGGTAATACTACTATACTAGTAGGTAGGATAACTAATGGTACAGTGTCTCCACAAACTAAGTTTGAGTTCTTTAGGAATCTTATAATGGATGGAACTGAAACTAGGAAGAGGGGAAACTTTGATTTTATAAAGTGGCAGGTAGAGTACCCAAAAAGTGGAAATAGTATAGATACTGTCAAGGGAAATCTAGCTAATGCCTTTGATGATGGTATATTGGAAATGAGTAATGAAGGTATAGAGTATAAAGTTAAGGGAATAGAAGTTAGGTCCCCTTTCACTTCTACAGGTGAAACTATAAGACCAGTAGAAGTATCTAACCCAAGTAATGCTACTCCTTCTACTCCTGTTAATACTCCTACTGTATCAGCTACTGACCAAGTGCAATCTGATAAAGCTATAATAGATAGTGAGACAGGTACTGTACTTGAAGGAAAGGTAGAAGAAAAGACTAATGTTAAGTTAGAAGCAGCAAGAGTTATAGCTGATAGAATTACAGAGGACTCTAAATTGATACAACTGGCTCCTGATGGAAGTGGATATATTAACACTAAGACAGGAAAGAAGTATTCAAGAGTAACTTCAATAATTCAAGCAGATGCTGAAGCTGGTAATAGATTTGACCCTAATAGTCCTTGGATATTACCATCTACAAATATAGGAACTAGTGTGGATGAATTTGTAAGAGATTTCTTTGCTGGAGAGTTCCATGAGGATGGTAAATTAATAAGTGATTTCTTCTATGACTATCCTAATGCTACTAATGCACAATGGAAACATTTTGTGCAAGAACTCCAAAGTCTGAAAAATTCTTTTGATGCTATGGGATTGACTATAATACCTAGAGATGTTACAGTTACTGGTACATTAAATGTTACAGATTCTGAAGGAAAAGTACATACTATAGATGTTGCTGGAACACTTGACTTACTAGCCTATGACCAAGAAGGTAACTTCTATATCTATGATATGAAGACTGTAAGGAGTTCCATAGACCAACATAAGGAAGAGAAGTATGCAAGACAATTATCTTTGTATAAGAAGTTCTTAGAGAATACTTATGGTATTAGTGTTAAGAGCCTGAATATTATTCCTATACAAGTTGAGTACCCTGAACCTAAAGGTTGGAAGAACAGCACTAATGAATATACTGTAATAGAAGGTAATCAATTAGCTATTAATGGTGAGGAATATAGAAATGCTAAGCCTCAGTTGTTTAGACCTAAAGAAGTAGGATATAGAGAGCCTAATATACAATATGAAAAATTAACTGATATTGAGAAGTCTCAAATATCTGAAATAGAGAAGATGATTGAAGAAAAAGATGCTTCAGTAAATCAGACTAGTACTGAAACTATTACTCCTACTGAGACCAAAGAAGTTAAAGTTGAAGAAGTTACAGTAGCTGACAATACTGAACCTACAGTTGATTTAAATACAGGATTAAACATAGGAAAGGTTAAAGATAGAAGAAAGAAGAAGTCAGGTACTAAGGTAAATCCTAAACCTACAAGGCTAATACCTTCAAGATTAACTTGGGGAGTTTGGGAAAACTTTATAACTGAGGATGGTGTATCATTATGGAATGAAGAAACCATTAAAGTACTAGAGTCTGTAGGATATACAGAAGAATCATGGAATCAACTTTCTGATGAAGAGATGGAGCATGAACTTAAATGTAAAGGAGTTAAAGTTCCATTCTAAGGCAAAAAAAAAATAAGGCTAGGGAGGATAACCTCTCTAGCCTTTATTGTTTTATTAGTTTCTAACCTTTCTACCATAATCATAAGATTTAGCTGCTTCATAGGGGTGTTCCCATACATAGTTACTTCTAAGATAAGGAAACATTCTCCAGAATTTAGCCTCCCATTTGGAATCTCCTTTCTCATACATACCTTCTTTCTTAGATTGATAGTAAAATTCACTATTATCTTTATCAGCTACAAGGCTTCCACCAAATTGGTATGCCAGATTAGAAATATCTATAAGACCACTTACACCAACAGGAATCATACTCATAAGATTTTGTGACTCATCAACCATACCCCAAGCAGTATTCATTGCAGACTGCTCTCTCAACAATCTAGCTGCAAAGTAGTAAACTATACCAGTAGTAGTGTCTACTTCCTCCTCAGACTCTTTGTCATCATCATCTCCACCACCTTTAGCAGTCAATATCTTTAGTAGAGTTAATGCAAGGATAAACATAGCATCACCCATATTTCTCCTCATATTATAATACTGATTAGCAGAGAATCCAGCATTAAGCATTGCTTGTTTTGTCTTCTTACTAACTGGCAGTAATATGGCTCTCATAGTTAAACCAAAGCCTCCTCTATCAGTAAAAGTAGATGCAATAACTTTAGCTAAGCTTCTCATTGAACCCTCAGTTTCTCCACCAAGTATAGTATTATATTTGCTTGCACTATATCTTCTTTCAAGCATACCTAAGGCATAACCTTTCATGGCTAGCAACATATTACCAAACATATTCTGTTGGAAAGCTACTTTATCTTGGTTATTATAGATACCATGTAATCTGTTGTTTATTTCTCTGGCTTTATCCATGAAAGCAGATTCATCATCAATAGTCCAAGTAAGTTTATATGAATCCTCAAGTAGCTTTGTTTTAACATCTGCCATGTCAGCTAGATTATAGCCCCTGGAATTTATATAATCTAACTCTTCCTGACTAAGATTCAGCACAGAGCCAAAAGGGGAAGGGTTACTAAGAACATTATCTATCTGACCTATTATAGATTGTATAAGGTTATATTCTTTGACACCCTCTTTACTCTTAAAGAATGTGCCTTCTAGTTTAAGAGTTTTGCCATATTTTGGGTCTGCATTTCCACTTTCATCCTCAACATCTACTACCTTATAAGCATTAAATAATGATATTCTGTTGCCATTAGAATCATACAACTTAATTTTATTAGCTAAAGCAAGATAAGACATAGAAGACATGTAGTGCTCTCCTACTTTATATGGTAGGAATAGGCTTTCTCCGAACATATTAAGTATCCTAGAATCTCTTGTGTGCCATGCTCTTTGGTTACCTCTATTTTCACTAAGCATATTAAAATGCCTAATCATTAAGGATACTTTATCTTCCTTAAATTCCTTTCCATATCCCCACCAATTCTGCATGAAACTTCCATAATAGGATTTATGTGCCTTGGCCCAATCTTTTACATCAAAGTATTCACCAGAGAAAGCTTCCTTAAATATTTCTATAGAACCAGTTCCAACATTGACCATACCACCTGTAATATTACCTCCTAAGAAGTATTTACTTGCAAATCCAGTAAGAAATCCAAATAGTTTATTAAGCACTAGCTTATTGCCAATCTTCAGCTTTGGAACTCCAATACCATATACTTGTTTATCAAGAAATTTAAGGTATCTATTATAAGCCCTAGACTTATCCTTCAATCTACTTTCTTCTGAGTTAATACCTTCTACAGTCCTCCTATTAAGAACCTCCTTTCCAACTTCAAGAGTATCAACAACTTGACTCATAGCTGCATAAGAATTTGCCATTCCTGCATAAGCAAATGTAGAATAGAATAAGTCAGTAGATAGCTCAGAAGGGTCTTTCAGCTTGTTGACACCATATAGAGGAACCCTATTAATCTTCTCCCTTTCAAATGCAAGTTGATTATGGAACATATCCTCATCTATAGTATTGTATGTCTGCTGACTTCCAAAATCAGTATCTTCACTGTCCTCACAGAAAGTATCTCTCATTTCAGTCATTACAGTATGTATAGTAGCCTTACTTGAATTTTCAAATAATCTCCTATTCCTAATCTTATTGGAGAATGTACCCTTGAATTGAGGCATTCTGTGTAAAGGCATACTACCTTCAGGCAGTCTACTATCCAAATCAGCTTTAAGTTGCATATACTCATTAAGCCATTTTACCCTTTCAGGATATGGCTGTATATCTCTCTTATACTGTTCACTTTCATAGTCAGAGCTAGGAATGTACATCTGCTGCTGATTGTCCCACTGACTATGGGCAATATGTGTTGCATCTCCCTTATGCCATATTTTAGCTTTAGGTTTAAAGAAGTTATCCCATAGCAATGCTTTTTCAAAGTCAGATTTTCCATCAAGATTAGGGTACTTTTGGTTAAACTCCTCTATACTTTGTTTCTTGAAGTCTAGCCAGTCATTTTCATAATCTCCCCAGCAGTATGCTGATATAATGTTTCCTGTTATAGTACCATCCCTGTTACTTCTTTCAACAAAAATATCAGTATTACTCAGCTTAATATCTTTTAACCTAGACTGTAATACCCTAAGTTGGTCCTGAGCTTGAATAGTCATATCATCTGCCCACTTATTAGCTAGCTTCACAGTCTTATCTGCTAACTGACCTATAACATCTGAATTGTTAGACATAGATGCAAGGAACCTTTCAAACAGAGATATATCACTCTCCAAGTCATTCATCAAATCTGATATAGGAATGTCCTCTGAATCTCTATACTCAATAAGCTTGTTATTGCCTCTACCTTTCCAATTGAATATGACTCTGGCTGCTCTTGTAATATATTTATTGCCATAGTTAGCACCTTCAAGGAATTTAAGGAAGAATTGACTTTCCTTATTCTTGAGTTCATTAATCAATCCATTTCTACCAGTAAGTAGCTTGTTCAACTTATCAGTAATATCTAATAAGTTATATGATACTCTGTTACCAAGAGAGTCAGTAATTATAACATTCCTTGTATCTCCAAGTAATCTATTTGCCCCAGATATGTTAGAGGTAGATGAGTTTATAAGGTCTATTAATGCAAGAGCATTCCTAGCAAATGTCCTAACAACTCTTAGTGCCTTAGCATTAGCTGGCATATTGGAGTTGAAGTCAGTTACATTATCAAAGTCAATTGATGCCAATGTATCAGGTATCTCAGCTACCATTAAGTCACTCATTAGTGATATAGCTTCTGTTATCCCTTCAAGAGCAATTGAATCTGCAAATGAAGAGGGCACATTTAAGTTTCTACCACTCTCAACCTGGCCCACTATATTATTGAATTTATCAAATAATGTATTACTGATAGACTTCATCTCTGAAGCTTGCAATTTAAGCCTGTTCACAGCCTGCTTGAATACTTTAACATTAAAGGAAGTAGGAGCATTATATAAGGTCTCCTTGGTTTTAATAGCCTCTTCTACACTACCTGTAAAGTTGGGAGACATAAATCCCTTAGCTATCATATCTGCAATTCTTTCAGCCTCTAATGCAGCATTGGCAATGCTATCTCCTTTTATGCTATGAAATATTCTCTTGGCTGTATTGACTATTCTCTTAACAAGAGATTGCCAAGGTGCTCTATCATCTATATTACCTGCTATAGCCTGACCAACTAAGGTACCAGCTATCTCTCTTCTGGAAGACTCTCCTAGATATTTACTATCATACTCATCTCCTACTATCTGCTTTTGTACCTCTGGAGTTAATAACCTCATAAGCCTCTCTACTAGAGGGGAATTTCCTAAGGCACCTATAGCAAAGTGTCCTGCCTCTTCTGCCAATACACCAGTTACATTTTTACCATTAGCTACTTGTATTAACTGATATAGGCCATCAGCAGTCTTCTTGGCATTTTTAGTACTATACCTTCCATTTACCTTCTCATCATTCTCAATGAATTCTATACTGACTCCAGCCTTATTCAGGTAGTATTTAATCCTGTCTTGAAGAGTCCTATTAGAGATTTCCTGATTAAGGGCTAATTCATTGGAAGGATTCTTCTCAACTACAGATAAGTAATACTTACCATCTGTTGTAGATTTAATGGCAGCCATAAATTCATTATTAAACTGGCTGTTTCTATTAAAAGATTGCAGTCTGTTTACTGCTTCCTCATAATCATAAATGCCAGAGTTTATATCCTTATTCAGAGTATTAATCAATGTATCTTTGTCTACATTAAGCTTAGCAAGACTTCTCAATGATTGGAAAGTAATTTCACCATTCTCATCAAACTTAGCACTTCCTTGTACCTTTTCAAGAAATTTAGGATTAATTCCTATACCATAATACTCCTTTGCAAGTTCCCTATTATTAGAAGTGTAGTGAAGCAGGTCTTTGAATAACCTGCTTTCTACTACTTCACCTTTAGAGTTTGTGCAATGAGCATAAATTGAACATTTATCTGCCATATTAACAAACTTTTTCTCCTGTATTATCAGTTAAACCACTATTTTGAATCTCATTCCTTATTGCATTGACAGTGTCTGATAGGTCTACATCTGACTGACTATTAAGATACTCTTTTATAGATTCCACTTGTTCAGCCATGAATTCTCCATTCTTGATGCCATAATCAATTATCTGATTGATAGCTTCTTCTCTATTGAAAGAGTTAGGAGTATTTTCAGGAATAAATTCCTGAGAGCTATTACCTTCCATATTGTTATCATATTGCTCATTGTCTGTCAATCTAGATTCTGAGTCAGATACATATTGAAGGGATTTATTAGTGGTACCTAATTGAGATACCTTATAATAGGTTATAGACCCATCATAACTTACATTGAACTTATCATTGCTACTATCACATATATATGTTATACCATCTACTACTATACATGGTCTGAATGCCACACAGTTCTTTGGTAATGTACTATCCTTAATAGTATAGTTCTTAGCATCATCACCAAGTTTATTGACATCTAGAGTAAAGTTAGAAACAGCTTCACCATTCTTATAAACTAATGTTTTAAGATATTTAAGATTGCTTCCTTTTGCTGTAAATACCAGTCTCCTGTTATCAAGATGATTCAATATATACTGTTTAGCAAACTTCTCACTATTAGCAGTAACAGTACCTTCCTTAACATCATTAAGGAAGTCTACATAACTCCTTTCAACCCATGCACCATTTCCATCATTAGCACTAGAATCCCACTTTCTTCCTACTTTGATAGCAAGCTTCAATTCAGTAGGAGCAAGGTTCATAAAAGCTAAAGGACTGAATGTAAATCCTAGCTTATAGAAATTGTACATGAACAAGTCTCTAGCTAAGTCAGGCTCTGTTTTAAGTAACTCTGCCCAACTTTCTTTCAACTCATCTTTCTGATAAGGAGCAAGTCCACCTATTCCCTGTACATTCATACTTATATCACCAGTCTTTTCATTGGTAACAAACTGCATATACTGGAATAAAGGGAGAGACTTCAAATCAGGATTACTTTCAAGAGTATTGAATACTTCTTTAGCAAAGTGTTTAGTATAATATTCTCTGGCTAGAATACCATCTTTAGTAGGCATCTCACCATTAAATAAACTATCCTCTTGCTGAGAAAGCATATAAACAAGCATATCACTATGGATACTATTGATTGTATCAGCATCTAAGAAATTACTCTTAGTAAGTTCTGCTAATCTATTTCTAGCTCCACTATATGAAGGAGTATTATATGGATAGTAACTGTTAAGTAACATACCAACTCTCCTGTTCATATCATACATAGCCTGTTCATAAGCCAAAGGATTCTCAATAAGACTTTTAAGATATTCCTGATTACTTCCTTGCAAGTTGGTGTTATTGGTTATAGGAGAATCTATAATATCTGTAACTTTCATATTTACAGACAAAGCATTCTTACCATTCTTAACAACAAACTTATCAATATAATTCTTGACTTTCATCTGTTGAGAATATAAATCACCAAAAGTAGAACCAACTGCATTAGAAGCTGTAAACTTAGATGAAGTAACAAACTGGGAAATATCACCTGCTACTGTCTGAATCTGAGAGAATAATTCTGCTACTTTCAATTGGTCAGCCTTGAATGACTGATTATCCATAGCATTCTTACCTTGCTCTCTCATAACTCTATCATTGACAATATTCAATGCAAGTTTGTTGATAGAGAAGTCTTCATCAGGGTTAGCTTTAGGACTTTCTGTATCATCTCCCATATAGTTCTTAACTACTTCTCTCATTGCCATATCAGCAGTAACACCATTATTAAAGCTATACTCACATATCTCTTTAATTATAGGTTGGTTAAATAACAAACCAATCTCTTGGGTTGTATAACCTATTCTAGCTAATACAGCACCAGCATCAGCAGTTATAGTATTCAAGTTCAAGAAATTCAATACAGGGTCTTTTACAGCATCTACAGAAGCTGCCAAGAACTCTGCAACATTCAAATCAACATCAATACCTTTAGGAGCATGTAACAAATCATTATAACTATGACCAGCAAATCTAATAGGGTCCTTCAGAGTGAACTCACTCATTAAAGAGGAGAAAGCATGATTAGTATTCTGATTAGCAAATATACCAATCAACTTTCCAGCTACTTGATTCTGCTGATTATAAGTAATGATAGTCATTGGGTCTGAAGGGTCATAGTTAGGTTCTGGGTCTGACTTACTATCTTTAGCTCTTTCAGCTACAGCATTGAAGTCTACAGTTCCTCTACTTACAATACCTTCAAGATTACCAAATAACAACTCTCTTAAAGTTCTGGCAGCCTTAGAAGCATTAGCAAATCCACCTGGAGTATATCTCTGCTCAAAGGTTTCATAGTCCATAAGTCTTTCTTGAATTAACTTTATAAGCATGTTATTTCTAGCAGCTCTAGTATTATCAAGTGGAGACTTACTGAAGTCATAACTCTCAAAAGAGATATAACCTCTATCAGCAATAAACTGTGCAAAAGCTTCTTTATAACTGTAAGGCAGTCCTGCTTTATCCCAATACTTGTAAAGTCTGTTAAGAGATTCAGTATCTTCTTCTCTAGCTTCCTCCAAGACATCTTTTATGTTGGGATATGTTTCATAGAATTCCTTCCATATTTCAGCTACTTCAGAAGATGATAATTCTCTCTGTCTATACTCATTTCTCATGAAGTACAGCTTATCAATATCAAAGTCAAATCCTGCAATAGTAGTACCTTGTGCTGGAACTTTGATAGTACCTCCTGCTGTTTTCTGACTGAATCTTTTCACTCTAAGATTAATCATAGAGTAATCTCTTTCAGTAGGAATTCTATAAGCAAGGATACTTAAAGCATTAGGGAATTTCTTTTCAAGTAATGTGTTACCATCCTTATCAGTCTTGAGAGTACCATCTTCATTACAGTAATCACTGAACTCCAATGCTACTTCCTTACCATTAATATCAGTATAACTAATATCCCAAGGAATTTCACACTCTGCATATAAGATGTTATTAGGATTATTAGGGTCTACAACATAGTGTAAATCACCAGACTCTTCATATCCCTTAATACCCATTGCAGATACCTGAATAGCACTACCTCCTTTAATAGACTGCTTATTAACTCTCTTCTTGAATATACTGAATAGCATTGCAGAAGAATCATGTTCCAATGCTCCTTCAAACAAAGGTACCAAGAACTTGTCATCTCCTGTCAAAGAATATGCCAACATATTATCCATAGATTCCCTGCTATTATTGATAGTAGTCTGAAGAAGTTTATCACTTAACTTCTTTATATCAGATACTTCATTAGCAAATAAATCATAGGACTTAAGTATATTAGCTACAATAAGAGAGTTATAGAATGAAACTAGGTTTCTACCATTCAATCTTACCTCACCATATTTACCTCCAAGATTTACTTTCTTTCCACCAACATAATTCTCATAGTGATAGTCATCCATTTTAATGTTAGCCATAATAAGCTTTCTTACCTGAGTACCAAATAACTGAGAGCTATTAATATGCTCAGGTACATTAGTCTGAATTCTATAATCACCATAACTTAATTGATGGATATAAGCCTTGTCAAGTGCATTACTTAACTCTTGAGCATTAGAAGCTTTAGATATATCAGTAGAACCAAATCCACCAACCTTAACAATCTTAGTAGAACCTACCAAATCTACGCCCTTAGACTCCATCCAATAGGCCATATCCCTTAACTTACTACCAGCAGGTAATAACTCTGGGATAAGTACTGCTTCAGCATACTTATGCTGAACTGGAATTTTTAACTTATCAGTACTATTTACTGCCAAGTTTTCTATAGTGTACATATAAGGTTTAATAGGTTGAAATACTACAGACATATTAGCAATTTCAGTAAGTTTGTCAGAAGGAATCTGAGCATCTTTACCATATTCAGCTCTGAGCTGTTTAATAGTATTATACACATTTTCCATTTCCTGTGTCCACTTACCAGCCATACCCATTACTTTTCTGTAGCTTTCAAGGGTTCTATATCCCTGACCATCAGTAAGAGTATTCTTAGTATAAGCTTTATATACTGGAGAGTTCTTGCCGAACTTAGCTTCAATAGCTTTCATGAATTCAGGATTAGACACTTCTGCATTTAAATTAATGTCATCAAAATAAACACATCTTTCTATTCCATCCTCACTATAAAGATTGCCATCAAAGTCTCTAGCTTCAAGGCTTAATACACTGCCTGGGGCATGTATTTCCTTATATCTCTTCTGTAAGTCTTTAGTTCCCTTATAGAATGCTGGGTCAATAGTGAACAATTGAAGCTGCTGTATAGTAGCAAACTTTGTATTCCAATAGTAGTCTGCTATTACCTCATCTATAGACTTATTACCATTTACTTCTTGACTGAAATATACATATTGTACCTCCTTTTTGTTTGTCTTAGGATTATATACTTCTTTAGTTTCAAGAAGACCTAAGTTATTAAGGCTTGTTTTGAAGCTATTTACAGCCTCCTCCATATAGGCTTGAATAGCCTTTACAACTTCCTGCTTTGAAGGATTTTCCCCTATCATAGCTGCATACTTGCCTACAGTACCATCAGGAGATTTGTAATCCTTGTTGAGGAAAGGAAGAGCTGTATATTCATTCTCTTTACTTGAGAAGTTTTCAATAAGTGAATACCCACCTTCTTTTAACTTAGTATTAGCTGCTGATGTGAGAGTCATTCTTCTCCTCTCTTGTCTATATACATCATACAGACCATCAAGTATCTCCTGAGCAGAATATCTTTTAGCTTTGATAAACTTAGATACTCCACTATCTCCTAAGATAAATACAGGATAATAGGCATACTGGCTATTAGGACTCTTTTGTCTTTCAGAGAAGTACTCTGCCATCATGTCAATAGTATGTTGTTTACTAGTGAAGTTCTCAAAGCTATTATCAGAAGTTCCTAAGAATCTCTTAAATCCAAAGTTGGCAGCAAAATCTTTCTCATCTAAGCCACTCTCATAAAGGTCTCTCAACCACCTATTGAATATAGTACCATTATCCTTATCCATGAAGAAAGAAGAGTCCAAGAACTCATTTTCAATCATTCTCCTAAGACCTTGCCTGTCATTGTTAGACACAAAACTGGCAATTCTATCCATCTTGTCTCCAAGATATGAAGGAATGACATTACTGAACAAAGTAACATTATTACCATTCTTATCTTTATGCCTTACTCTAGACTCAAGTCTAAGACCTTCTCTGTTCTTAGTTACAATAGATAACATCTTGTCAATCTTCTCTCTTATAACTCCCTGCTTTGCTGTAGAGCCTGCTGGAGAAAATCTTATAAAGTCTTTGAAAGACCTATTAGACAAAGAGTACTCACCTTTATCAAGTGATTCAAGCTCCTTCTTATTAAGAATCTTGTCAGTACCAAACTCTACTAACTCACTGACAGCATCAGTAAACTTATGAAGGTCTCTACCACTAGACATAATCTTATCCAATGTTCCACCATCAATGTCTATACCCAAAGCTTCAGTAATCTTAATGAGAACTCTTTTCTTTTCTTGCCAAGAAGTTTCTTTATTGTTATAGAACTTTGGTGTAATGCTTACAGACTTACTTGGAAAATATTCCTTAACCAACTCTCTTAGACTCTGTAAGTTTTTCCAATTGATACTACCATCCTTGTTAAATACAGAGGTATTTGGATTAACCTGTTTACCCAAAGTGATACTAGTAAGGTATTGACCAGAGAGACTATTATTAACTCTATTCAATATAAGAGTCTTGAAAGTTCTTAACCCATTCTTTACCTCTTCAAGAAGGATAGAGTAAGGTTGAAAGTTCTTCTTAAAATCTACATAGAACTGTGTCCTAAGCTGGTCATTATTTTCAAGTTCTTCTATAACAGGCTGTAACCAAGTCTGACTGTTAGAGGCATTTCTAAGCAAACCTATCATTTGTCTTTCAGATGTAACACCTCTTAATATTTCAATCAAAGACTGGTGTGCTTTAACAGGGTCAAGCATTATAGGAAAACCTAAGTCATCATATACTTCTTCTCCATTTTCAACTCTCTGAATAGAACCTAAAAGTTTTCTTACTTGTTTTCCTACAGAACCAAATGCAGAGTGCATATCAGAGGTCTCTTGCCATGCTTCTCTTTTAGACTCTGAAGCATCATATAATTCAGATAACTTATTATCATTGTAGTTATCTGGATTTGTATCATCTGCATACTCTATCTTGTCACCAAGTCTGAGTTCCTCTGTATCTCTCAATCTCATTCTAGCATGAGAGACTAGTGCTCCCCAGTTTTCAAGAACCTTCTTATAACTATTGGCTGTATCCATATCACCTTCTTCAACAGCCTCTGAATAGTATTCAAGCAAGTCATTATAAACACCTTCAAATACTGAGAATTGACCTGCCACTAGTTTACCATTTGAAACAAATCCATTACATATAACTTTCCTACTTAGGAAAGGATTAGCTTCTTGTAAGGCATCAAGTCTGTCAGAAAACATAGTAGAAATCATATTGATTCTATTAAATCTCTCTTCAGCACTAAAAGACTCCTTCAACTTCTGATAAGACTCAGATAAATTAGAACTAGTAGTCTTGATAGACTCTGCATTCATTTTTCCTAAGTCTCTTCTATATGAGACCAAGTCCTGTACAGCCTTATCAAGGTCTGATGTATCAAGTGGAGATGAGTGTGATTCATCATACATTCCTCTTAATGTAGCTACTCTATACTCATTCCAACCCTGAATTTTACTAGCAATTACGTCATCAATTCCCTTAATAGGATTATAACATTTTGTACTCATATAAATTAATGTTAATTTTTATGCAAAGGTAAGTAATTTAATTGTAATACACAAGCTTTTATTCAAAAAGCTAAAGGGAGAACAAGTATTTAACTTATTCTCCCTTATAAGATTACTCAACAATGTACTTGACACCATTGAATATGAGCCATTTGATTGTTAAGATATTGACTGGTCTAATACCTGACTCTTTATCAGTCTTAGTAATGTCCATATCTACACAATCATATCTGCCATCTCTTGATTCAAATTGAATCTTATAGCCTCTAAGAACTCTATCTTCACCTTCTTCATAAGGAAGTACAGGGCTATTAACCAGCTCAGTAATAAGATTCTTTGCTGCATTTGCAACACCTTTCTTATTGTTCTTAACTGTGTCAATACTATTTAAGAACTGCTCTACAATAGCATCAATCTCCTCCTGTAACTTTCTCTTACTCTTAGGTTTATCCTGCTTCTTGAAACATACAGTAAATACCTGACCAGAATGGATGTTCTCCCAAATACTTCTAATACCAAGAGTACCATCCTTCTTATCTTCCTTAGTTACCTTTACTGTAGTTTCAAACAAGTCAGCAGAATTAGTGTAGTTCTTCAGATAGCTCATACCAGTCACCACTCTTAAATTGAGTAAGCCAAGTATTAGAGCCTGATACTTTGTTCACAATATAGTGAGAACTCTCACTAATAATGGAATCTTGCTTTAACTGATTTATTTGCTCAATCATATCAAATAAGCTTTTCTATATTAGACATAAATGTTTCAGCCTCTTGCTTAGTAACACCAATAGTTTTGATGTCTTCCTGCAATGCAGCAATTTGAGATTCCTTCTTTGCAATCTCTGACTCCATTTCTGCATGGAGATTACTTGCATTCTCATGTGCAGTCTTAAACATAGACTCAATGCTTGCCATTCTTTCACTGAAAGAAGGTGCAGCTACAACTGATTTCTTCGTACCAAAAGCCATACTTTTTTTTTTAATTTTTTTTTTAGTTATTAATATACTTTCTTGCAATAAACTCTTTCATTAGAGGTTCTGCTAATTCCTTAGCCTGAGGATGTGGAGCACCTGTAGTACCTCTTGCTCTTAGGTCAAAGAAGTGATTCCAATCAGATACAAATCCAGTTACAACCAATTCTGTCTTTAAGGAGTTAGGTAAAACAGCTCTTGCTTCTTGTGGTTTCCAACCTAAGTCAATCAAGTCAATATAATCCTTTTCAGCATTATTTAGACTGGCAATGAAGATACTTTCAAGAGATTTATCCCTTATTACAGTATGATAAGGTCCATATAGTTTCAGTCTCTCATCATCCAACCAACAGGGTTGAATAAATGTAAGCTCATTGCCAAATTTATCCTTGGAATAGTTACAATACCTTGTACTTTCCTGAGCAAAAGACATTACTCTGTGCCTTACAAACTCATGTGATACACCTCTATCACATACAAAGTGTACAGTGATTCTCTTCTCATGGAACTCTGTAGGTTTACAGATATACTTTAAGTCATCAAGCCAGCCATTCTCTGCCAATACTCTGTAGTTAGTAGTAATGCACTTACAACTTCCATCTTTAACTACTGAATACTTATTAGACTTATATTTATCAATCAGCTCAGAGTTTTCAATAACATTGAATACTTTAAGATATACTGTACCATGCTCTAACATAGCACAATTTCCACAAATAGTAGTGATTCCATTAGTTCCTCTAACCATTATTAATCCAGTAGATACTGTTACACAATAAACTTCTTCTACCCTATTTGTAATAATAACTTTAGAGTCTTTATTTCTAGAATCATTATTTAAAGTATAGTTAGTATCTAATAATAGTATTTTGTAGACAGGGTTATGAGCTGCTGTAATATGACATATTCCTCTATATGAGATAGAGTAACCACATATAGGGGCATACATTAGCAGCCAATCAATTATACTTTTACTAGTATTTGTAAAAGTTACAGTTTTAGTATTAATACCTAAGCTTCCATCTGAATTTATTAATCCATTTATAATAGAATACGCAATATCTATAGAAGGAAAATATTTTAAAGATATTCTTTTTCCATTATTATAAAACAATGAATTAAAAGAACTTCCTATATTATTATTAGTAACAGTATAATAGTTAGCTTTTCTTTCTTCAAAGATATATCCTAATTCTTCACATAACTGCTTTAGATATTCTACTTTTCTCTGTTTCTTTAAATGGAATACTAATTTATTTTTAGTTTCAGGACTATAACAACCATCCCCTAACCAAAAACCAATTAATTCCCCATAAGGATTTAAAGACTTATTTTTAAGGCAATGTCTTGGAGTTTTAAACATTCTTTCTCCTAAAGTTTTTTCTCTACCATTATTATCTTTGTAGGATTCATTACATTTGAATAAAGAATATTCATTATTTTTATAAAAATTATTTTTGTTTTCTCTAAAAACTCCAAACATATTATGCCCATCAGTAACTTCTATTCCTAATGAAGGATAATAATAAAAATTACCTTCATAAGAGTAATTTACTATTCTACTTGGAGTTTCAAACCCTTTAAAAGAGCAATCCTTATTTATTGTTGCTACTTTTTCCCCACTATAATCCTTAAATTTAACCCAACCATTTTCAGTTAGTACTTCTGTATCTCCTGTATAACAATGGCCAGACTTAATCATTCTATCTACAAATGACTTGGCAGAATCTTCTGTAATCTTGTCCTCTGACTTATAGCATATTCTGCCTGCTCTCTCTATCTGTTTATATACTCCTTCAAGTCCAGAAGGTTGTTCCCATATCTCAAATGATGGTTTAATCAGTTTCATTGTGCCTAAATATTTTACTTATTAATTCCATAATCCTATCTTCTTTCCTGCTAATTCATCAATAAAACAGAATCTACTTCCATCCTTCAAGGAATGTATATACTTACTGAAGTGTGCAATTAAAGGAGCCTCATTTCTTACCCCAACAACTTGCCCTGTTCTATATACTTCTTCACTAGAAGATTTCTCTGGGTCTATTCCAATAAAGAACACATCTTTGTCTTTATACTCAGAACACTCCTTACAGGCATGGTCAGAAAATCCTACAGCCTTTCCATCTAACTCCTCTACTTCAGAAGCAGCCTTCTTTGTAAGGCGAGTGTTTGTCACAATTGCCTCTTCAGCTACTTCTCCGCAGATTGGGCACATGTACTTGACCAAGGAAACTTTAAAATTATCCATTTTCTTTCTTTTTTTTTCTTTCTTTTTTTTTCTTTCTTTTTTTTTTAACCGGCAGTCTTCTTCAAGGCTCTTACACCATACTCTCTGACTCCAGTCAGTTTGTGTTTGTGAAAATTCTCATTGAATAGTTTTTCAGCCTCAGAGATACTGTCGGCCTCTATAAACACTGTATCTTCAAACCCAAGCTTACCAATGTAGCTTATGAGGTAAAGTTTAATTTCTACAAGTTTCATATTCCTTCTTTATATTTCTTACATAAATAGAGTAAGGCAAGGGCATATACCTTATTGTAATTACCCTTGCTTGCCTCTTCCATTATTCTATCCTCAAGATTCATGTACTAAGCATTGCTACTATTCCATTCTGACACCTATTAGCTTCCTCCCATGCTGACTCCAAGTCCTCAAATACTAATACATCACATGTATCAAGGTCTCTTACAAGTTCAATGCTTCCATTAAAATCCTCTTACTCTTCTATCACCTCAAAATCATCAACACACCAACCTTTAAGGTCATTGTATTGGTCATTATTGAACTCTCCCTTTACATATTTGTAGGCATCTTGTGGAAGTGTAATTTGCTCTTCTACTGCCCTTTTAAGGTCACATTTAGAGTAGTCTATATCCTCAAAATACTCACCATCTTCATCCTTTCCAGAGTCAGTAATCTCATAGTCAGATACCTTAATCTTTACAGTTTTACTAAGGGTGACACTTACTGTGACCTCAATTTCCCTTTCAGGATTATCAGCCTGATTCCAGGGTGCATCTTTAGTATCTGCACCCATAGGATAATTATAATTGTCCATTATTTTTTTTTCTCCTTTTAATGTCTGTTATCAAGTTATTCTCTTTAATCAGTCTTCGAGCAATTACACATTCAAGATTCTTAGGCATGCTGATATGCCTTCCCTTATCATTCACATAGATAGCATGGTCTCCATTATGTCTGCTATAATAGAAACCATTAAATTCCACTATCTTTATGAACTCTCTTGATGTATATTGTCTCATACTACACTTTCAGAATGTCTTTATACTTTTCCACAACAGGCTTCCCACAAAAGTGGCACCTCTTTTTAGCATTAAATCCTAATTCATACTTGACTCTACTGAATCTTGAATTACTCCTCTAATAATACCAAAGGCAGTATTCAGTCTATCATTCTCAAGAGGCGAATGAATTATAAATGTCATACTTCACCACCTGATTGCTTTATCCTGTCATTGATATACCATATAGCCTTCTTCAAATCCTCAATTTCCTTCTGATTATCTGTAAGGCTTGCATCCTGCTTATGTCCTGCCCTAAGTATATACTTAATAGCATTGCCTAAGCAAAAATCCATGTGTCTTGTTATATCAATCACCTCAATTCCACATTTATCTTTAAGCCATGTATAATGTGGAGGATGATTAACATTGTCCACTTTCTTTTGTTTCATTTTCCCAGTCTAAAAGTTCCACAAACTTGTCAAAGAAGTCTTTATACTCTCTGACATACAACTCACCATTCTCTATCCCTTGATAAATCAAAGCATTAAACCATTCTCCAGATACAGGATTCTTCATCCTGCACCTGTAGAGTGGCATATACTTATGACCTGTCTTAGGATAAACATAGGTTCTACTTCTAATCTCTTTTATCCTTAGTCTTATTGCATACCATGCACCTATCACACATAATATGAATACCACTATAGGAATAGCTATTCTCCAAGTTTCCATAATTTTATAGGTTCAATGTACCCAGCAGGGCGCAATTTCTGGCACAGCTTTAATAGTTACTTTCTTACAGAAGATATTAGCCGCATATTCCATACACTCACTTAACTTCTTAGCTTCCTGCTCTGCAATTTCCTCAGGTGGTTCTATCAGATACTCATCATGTACATCATTAGGAATGAGGACTTTGAATATAAGACCATCATTAACCAAATGATTAAAGTATCTAATACCTGCCATCTTAGTCATTGCAGCAGCAGTACCTTGTGCAATATTTATTACCCTACAGGCTCTTTATCCTGTAGTTCTATTGATTTCTCAATAGGTTGGACTATATCATTATCTCCAAAATATTTATAGGTGTTATCAGCAAACTTTAATAATTCCTCCCTTGTTGCATTATTCTTCATTGTATTTGCTCTTTTAGTAATTACCCATACATTCCCTTTAATATATCCCTTAGTAGGGTCTATTCTATCAAGGGAGGGTGTATATTCATAATTACCTTTTTCTCCAGCAACAAAAGGAACTTCTAACAAAGGGCATTTATCAGGGATGACTATATCATCTATAGTCAAGTTAAATTCTAATCCTTAATTCTTAGCTCTTTGCTTGGCTGCCATTAACATTCTACTCTCAGGATGATTCCTATAATGCTTTCTCCTATTAGCTTTTATAGTTTCATTATCCACCTCTCTCCTATAAGCCATATACTCTTTATAATGCTCTCTTTTAGAAGCCCTATATTCAGACATACATTGCTTACACTGGTGAGTCAAGCCATCCTTTGATGACTTATAATGATAAAACTCTGATTCATCCTTTAACTTACCACAACTTGAACATCTCTTCATAATAGGGTAAATAAATAATTAAGAGATACTCAGCACTCTTGTCCATTTCAGCATAGATTCCTCCTTAGCTTACTTTGATTAGTCTCTGAACCTTACTCGCATTTCTACAAGCTTTGGCTGCTGATTAGCATAGATTTCTCCTTAGCTTTCCAGCAATTCACTGAGTTTTTCATATAGCATCACTACTATATGCCCCCACAATTAAGGGATAGTTACATGACTGATTATCAGAAGCACTCTTTCTCTTCCATAAGTGTTTCATCACTGACACATATACAGTCTCCCTGTTAATATCAATGAATCTTTCCTCTACCTTACCTGCTTTTTTAACCTTATATGAATACCTAACAGCTATTTCTTCAATAGGAACACCTTGGGCAAACTTCTTTGCAATTTCTTGCATGACAGATGGTGGAATCTCAGATATTACTCTGCCACTATCTCTTGCAGCTTTGTATATATCCCAGAAATCTTCCATACCATTCTTTCTCCTTTCAATACCTTTCAGTATAGGATAGTCATAGATATATGCCCTTAGTCCAGTTATCTTTGAGATTAGGATATAGCCTCTATTCCACATATCTCTCTTCTGTACCTTGAAATAGCTTGCTATACCATTAAATCTCTTGAAATAGTTGTTATAAATCTCAGTTGCAAAGTCCACAGGAATATTACAATTAGTTGCCATTGTAGGAGCTTGACCATTATAATTGAAACAGAACCTTGCCTTCTTAGCCAAATCTCTAAGGTCTTTTCTTACCTTCTTGACATCCTTCTCTGCAACCCCATCAAGGTCTTTAGGGAAACACATCTTGGCTACAAAGGAGTGTCCATCTCTTTGATTAGGGTCATTGTAGAATGCAATCCACTCCTTATCATTAGACAACTCAGTGAACACATGACCCTCTTGGTCTCCATAATCACAATCTACTAACAAATGTCCCTTTTCAGGTACAAATGCTGCTCTTGTTTCTTCTGTAGCTGGAAGCTGCTGAACATTGACACTCTTATCATTTGCTTGTGTAGAAGTGTCCTTGTTTTCATCTTCCTCCTCTGCAATATCACCATCTTTAGTCTTACCTCCTTTACCTTTTCCTCCTGAGCCACAACTCAATCTACCAGTATCCATCATTTGATTGAATGTTGGGTGGATTCTTTGTGTAACAGGATTAATGGCATCAAGGAAGTTTTGACCAAAAGATGTTACTACCTTGAAAGCTGCTGAATATTCCAAGTATAAAGGAACAATACTACTCTTACTTGCCTGCAATTCTATAAACTTAGACTCCACAGACTTTTTCATCTTGCCTGTTTTCTTGTCTTTAACCAATAGGTCAAATCCAAGTTCTTCAAACAATCTGATTACCTGCTTGGAACTATTCCAGTTAATAATACATTGAGGTCCAGTATCAAACTCAGAGAATAATGAAGGTTGTGGTATTACCACATACACATTATCTGCAAGTTTGGCTGGCTTACCTTTCTTGTGAGTATCATAGTTTCTTGCAATGAGGGAAGGGTCATCCTTTTTCATTACATAATCTACTACCCAATCATTAAGTTTCTGCTCAACAATCCTTAACCTCTCTGCATCTTTAGCCATCTTAGCCTTCCACTTAACAGGGTCAAGTTTAATGCCACAATATTCAATATATGCAAGGACTCTTACAAACTCATTCTCAATATCAAGTGCCACTTTTTGACCTCTTGCATTGATAGTAATAAGCTGCAAGTTCATAATATCCTCAAGATGCACAACATCATTTGCTGCATAAACTATAACCTCTTCTGTCATACCTGCATGTATCTGTCCTCTGACAGTCTTGTCAAGATAGATATGTAAATACCTATCACAACAAGCCTGCAAGGACGAAGATACAATGCCAGGTGGAAATCCAAGAAATAGAATCTTCTCAGCTAAATAAGTATCATAGACATTTCTGACTACAATATGTTCCTTATACAGCCATCTTAAATCAAACTTTGCATTATGAATGATGAATAGTCTGTCACTTTCAAGATAATCCTTATACTGCTTGACATCAATAGTCATACAGTCTATTACAACTTGATTTTCCTTATTGCCAAGTTGAAGAGTAAGTAATCTACCCTGCCATATCTCCGTACCTGTAGTTTCAGTATCTAAACCTACTACTCGAAGAGGCTCTAATATTTTAAGAGACTCTTCTACAGAAATACATTTATACTTAGCATCAGGAAACTCAAATTGTTCTCTCTGACCAGTAACAAAATATATCATCATTCAAATGTTATAGTCCATCCATAACCCTCAACAAAGTCTATAGATTTGACAACTGCTTTGGCTTCCTCAAGCTCCTGACCTTCTATAATTATTGGACCTTCTGATGAATTAATAAACTTATGTATGTGGCATACACCTCCCACTTCACCAACTCTTAATGTAGGCACATCAGTCTTAAGTACATAAGTTTTTGATTCAGAACCATCAGGCTTAGGCATCTTCTTGAGATAGTTTACAGCTTTGTATCCAGACCTAAGTTTTATAATATCTTCCATTATTTCTTAGAATAGGCAATTAACTCTTTAAAATCTAGTACATATTGGTACTTATGAAAGAATTGACTTCCTAGTATTCCAGAAAGTGTCACTCCACTCTCTTCTTTTATATTACCAAAGGCATTACTCATATCTAGAACTTGAAAATCCTCTTTATAGTTTTCCCCTTTATAGTCTAATTGTGCTCTTACATAAGACACTGGAACCTTATTACCTTCAACACCAAATACTGTACCAACATCTTTCAGTTTTTCACAAGTAAGGCTATCTAATATATTTGAGTCTACTATGGATATTGTAGCCCCAGTATCTAGTAGAAAATTAAACTTTTTGCCATTATTATAAAATGTGATAACTGGCAAATCTACTAAATCCATTGCCTCTTTGAAAGACATATTTACCCTTTTACTTTGTTTACAGTAATCTTCTGCACCATTAATAATAATAGCTAAGATGATTACTGCAAGCAATATACCCACTATTTCTGATATCATGCTTCATGCTTTTTTTTTCATTATTACTTAATTCCTGTTGAGCCAAATCCTGATCTATTTTCATTACCCAAATCATCTACTTCCACAAGTTCAATACCTGAACTTAGCAGCCATTTAATCTTCTGCCACATAGTAGCTTTCTGACTAAGCTGTATCCTAAACTGGCATATCCTATCACCACTATTAATGGTAGTATTCTCCATAGGAGAACATATATAATGCCACTCATCTGCATTGCCACTATAACTGTTGTCTACTATACCCTCTCCATTAGGGATAAACACTTTCAATTTATCAGGAGCACTACTCCTGGAGGCTATAATAGCCTCAAATCCCTTTGGCAGCTTTATTGCTACTCCAAGAGGAATATAATAAACAGGTATCTTTACCTCCCTATGGCCCTCTGCTACTCCATTAACAGTCCTCCTCTTTAATGTGTTGGCCTGAGAAGCACTCAATTCAACTGTTTCAGCACTCCTCAAATCAATCCAATCTCCCTTTTCACTAATTGAAGGCATGCATCCTCCAGTCAATACTTTTACTTTAATCTTTAGTCTCATCTTTCCAAAATTCATTTGTCATATCTATAGTATAATACCTCTCTTCTTTTTTCAAATCAGGATATTCATGTATTGCCTTACATACCCAGTAGAACCTCTGATTTGTACCCCTTCTTGTAAGTGGACCATACTCTTCCATATATGGGCCAAGTTTGATATAGTCAAAGTTTTTCAGGTCAATTTCATCAGCCTGAATATCCCTGCCACTATACCATGCAACCTTTATATTGTTCCACTCTTTTAAGCCCATGCTACGTTTCTTCTTTACAAACTCTGCAAGCCTGTTTATGCTCTCAGGGTCTGAATCTCCACCCATAAATGCAATGCAGGTAATACCCTTATTGGCAAGTACCATCTCCTCTAAAGCATCTTCATCCAATATTTCCCCAATGTCCTCTGCCAAGTAAGGGCTATGGCAGCCCTTACAATGGCATGGACAATTAGAGATATTTATGGCTAAAGTAACTTCATTTGGTACCTCTGCAAAAACTATCTTAGTATCTACATATTTCAACATAATTTTCCATGTGATGTAATTATTATTGCAAGATACAGTCCTACCAACAATAGTAGTGGAATCCATAAAGGACTTAGGATTAGCCACCATGGCCAACTAATGACACCACATAGCTTCAGAACTACAAGAACCACTGCTACCATACTAATCCATCTTTCCATATACTCTCCTTCCTGCCTCTATCTGTCTGTCTTCACCAAAGCTCTTTATAGGTCTCAGATACCCTATGACCCTTGTGTATTGGGTAATGTTCTTGCTATGGCACTTAGGGCATTCAGTAATAGGATGCTTGGTAATGTAATCACAAGTATCACACTTACTATTAGGAATATTAAATGTGAAGTAGTTAGTTCCATTAGCTATAGCAAAAGCTATAAGCTTGAGATACTGCTCCTTGCTGAGATGGTCTTCAAGATTGATATGGGCTGCACTTCCCCCATCAGTATATTGGTAAGTCTGTCTTCCATGAAGAATGAACTTATCAAGCACTGAGGTATCATCATGTGCATTATAGAAGTATGAGTTATACAGGTTCTCATCTTCTGGGACCCAATAGCCATCTTCCTTATCCCAGTTATAATTCTTTCCTCCTAATCCCTCAGCAGGTACTACCTCAGAATTAAATAGGAATGGCCTGCTTTTATCATATATAGAATGTATCTTATTCTGTTCTTTAATAGTTCCAAGTACAAGTTGAAGGAATTTGATATATTCCTCATTGTTACTTACCTTAAGTCCCAAGAACCTAGCAGCCTCATTCAGGCCATTAATACCTATGGTAGAGTATAATTTGCTGATATGGATATATCCTCCATTTGAAGCTGCAAACATTCCTCTCTCTTCCATTTCATATAACATGGTCTTGAAGGCTATATGATACTTGTAGACTCTTTCAAGAATAGACACCAAATGTGGCTTGAAATCCTCCAAACTTATAAGGTCATATCCTTTCACAGAGTTAAACCAATCCTGCACAATCCTATTCATATTAAGAGTGATTACATTGCAACTACCAGTCATAACACCAGTCAACCCACTTGTAGGGTTGAAGGTATTCTCTGCAAGTTCATTCCTTAATCTACAACATGATGCAAGACTATCAGCACTATCTGATATATAGGTGAAGAAGCTATGACCCTCTGCATACATCTCAGCAGTAAAGTCCTTATAGTCTTTATCTATAATATCATTGGTCTTAGGGTCATACACCATAGCCATTGTCTCTACAGGGAATGTAAGAATCTGTTTGGTTCTCAGCTTATTGAAGAACTTCATAAACAGCCTTTGCAGACAATCTACTGCTTCCCATTGAGGCTTAGTACCATCAGGATAATAGAACTCTCCAAATAGTGAATCAAAGTAAGTATGGTCATAATAAGATACATTTGTAACATTATGTTCACATAGAGTCGTTAATTCTATGCAGTTCTCTTATGAACTTCTTATAGTTTCCTATAAGTTCAGACTATATCATTACTCAAAAAATGAGTACCCCCAGCTTCCACTCACTTGAGTGTACTTCCATAAAGGAATAGTCGTTGAACCTTACCAATAAATTGGTCTTGGCTGCTGATTGCCATATCTTATGACTTAGGGTTCCAGCAATTCAAGGGGTTTATAGTCCACCTACAACTGAATGGACTTTGATATGACCTATTACCAGCAGGCTGATTTACACCATAGATAAACTGTTTGAATGCTTTATATATGGCATCTCTTACAGTCCTCTGCTTACTGCAATGGTCTGTAGTAGTTACTACATCCAACTTTTCATACCAATTAGGACCAAATTCCTGTACAATGTAATAGTTGAGGGCAATAAAGTATTCACCTACTGCCACTGCACCTTTACACTGAGAAGATAGCAAGAAGATAAGATTGGTTACTTGACCACTGAATGATTGCAGGTCATTAGGAGGTGTTGGAGTGATACCATCAATATTGCCAACTCCTTCCATCATAAGAGGATACAGACTCACAGCCATACAATACTGCTTCAAGACAGGAGTAGTTGCTTCATCATGTGTATAAATGACATGAGAGTTCAAATCCTCTTCATACTTCTTGGCTACTTCAGGGTACATTTCATTCAGCTTGTCTTTCATTCTTTGCCTCTGAATAACCCTATTAGTAGTCTTATATACTTCACCCTCAAGGTTGGCAACATTCTTCATAGTTACATTTGCATTGGCATCTGTTTCTGATGAAGTAGCTGCATTCTCATTAGATTGACTATACTCATTCATATAGTCAATTCTTCCCCTAATGAATCTTGCCTGCTTATGCTGTTCCCTATAAATGATATAACTCTTTGCTACATCAAAGTGTTTGTCATTCATAAGAACATCCTCAACCTTATTCTGTATCTCCTCAATACCTATAGTATCTCCTTCCAAAGTGCCAAACAAGGCACCTATCACATCATACAGATATTGAGGCATTTTCTTGTTGCAAGACTTAAAGGCTTTCTCTACAGCACTTATAATCTTATCAACATTAAATTCCTCTATACTGCCATCTCTTTTTACTACTTGCATATTACAATGTATTTAACCATTCTCTTAAATCATTAGGACCAGTTTCATTAATACCCACAGGAACTCTTGGTCTGGAAGTGAGATAAGAAGAAAGCTCTTCTCCTATCACAAAAGGACTTCTCATTTCTATTTGGTCATTCTTTCCAAACTTCAATGTACCTGCTGCCTGTGTAAATGGACAAGTCCACACCAATGGGACAAGGATTCTCCTATTGACTACAATGAAATCATAGTCAAGCAGCTTGAAGTCTTTGAAGTACTCATCCTTATCCATATTCTGCCTTATAATAGCCCAATATAGTCTTGCCTGAATTTGATAATTCCAATCTACAAAGGATTTATAAAAATCCCACTCTGTATGGGAACTTGTTTTCAAATCTACTGGCTTTACCCACTTCTCTTTATGATTGACTATGATTAAGTCAGCCATATTTTTATACTTTACACCATTGAACTCTCCTTTGAACTTCAACTGATAGAATCTTTCAATGTCTGGCTCAAATGGATTGTCCTCTGCAAAGTAGAATTGAGTGGATTTGCTCCCTTTCAATGCTCTTACTGCACTGCACACATCTTGATAGGTCTGAGTATCAAGTATAGTCTTACTGCCTGCTATAAATAACAGGTTATAGTAGTCAGCTCCTTTCTCCTTGATAACTTTAGCCCTTGTCTCAGGCTTCCAGTTCATCTGATAACTCTGATATTCAGTCTCCTTAATGATTGCATCATCAGGAATTGTGATAAGACTCCTATAAGAATCTCCATACTGACTGAACAAAGATTTTACCATCTTTATAATAGAGTCTGGAGTAGAAGGAAACTCAGCAACCATAAACCTTTCATCAAACTCTTCTTGACCACCTGTGATAATACTGTCTACAGCACTACCAAAGGTAAGAGAAGGTGTTTCTAACCTGTCAAATAACTTATCCAAGTTATTGAATCCCTCCCTCTCATATCTTGCAAGGGTTGAATAGCTTAATGCTGAGTCCCTTCTATACTCCTCTTCTGTTATATTAAGAGATATATCAGATAGCTTTTTCTTGATTGTATTCATAGAAAAAAAAAGAAAAAAAAATATTATTTCTCTAGGTCATATATTCCTAGTCTCATGCAATATATATCTACTGTAGACTTTAAAGATAAAAGGTTATCAATATCTACTGACATTAAAGGGCTGCTTACATTCCCTATAGTCTTAGCCCTTTTAACTTTATACACTGCTGAGTTAACTAAATCTTGTAAAAACTCAAAATCTCTTTCTCTTATGAATTTATTTGCCAATTCAATATCTTTTGTGGGAAGTGCATATATAAGCCTCTCAATATCAGTCAGTATTCCCATAATTTCTAATTATATTTATAGCTTGTAAGAGCTGCTTCTTAGTATACACTTCAAAGTATATACTTTTTTGTCCTGAACTATTATATATGTCATCAAGTAGCTTTCTAAACATTTTTTTCTTATAAGGAAATACATCATTGGTAAATCCTTTACATTCTATCCAAATGTCCAAATTATTATATCTTACATATATATCAGGAGTATATGTAATGGGCTGAATTAGCCCATCACATAGTCTAAGTTCCTTACTACTTTGCCTACCTAAAGATTCAACCCTTTTCTTCTGTTGTGTATCAGTCTCTTTATCATAAAAGGGAGTTATGGGAACAAAAGAAGGAAAAAGGATGAATTTCTTTGGTTCATATTTAGGAGCAAATCCATGTTCTTCAAGACAAGTAAAACATGTTTTCTCTAATATACTTTTGAAAGTTATATTCTTAGCAGCACATACAGTAGCATTCCTAATCTTCTTATTTTCCACTTTTGAATATTTCCTTAAGAATGTCTCTTGTAATTTTGCAGGCAATCTTCGCATCACTTATAGACCTGAATGCTGCAAAGTTCCTATAGTTCTTGATATGAGCCTTATTAGCCTTGGTAATTCTACCATCAAGCATAGAGATTACATAAATCTCAGGACTCTTCTCAATATGGTCCTCATACTTCTTGTCCAACTCAATGGCTACTTCTCTAAGTACCATAGAGAATGCAGCAGCAGGAAGAATAGTATCTACACTGTTAAGGTAGTTATAGACCTTCTCAATCTTCCAACCAAGTTTCTCTGCAATCTTCTGAATGTAGTACTCCAACTCCATAGGAACCTCAGATTCAACCACAGCAGACTTTGCAGGCTTGGTAGTAGTAACAATGCCAGCCTCAAGGAGTTTAGGAAGAATGTCCTTAGTCACTACAATGTGCTGAACTACAGTACCCTTACCAAAGAAGGGGTCTTTCACTTTAGATACTTTAGTCAGAGTGTCTCCAATCTGTACTTCCTTACCATTTGTCAAATAAATCTTTTCCATTTTTTTGTTTAATATTAATACTCTTCGTACCATTTTATAGGCATACCATAAATCTCTTTTACCTTATTACTTATATCAACAAATAGCTGATGTGGCATCTTAGTACCACTCCTTGCAAAATATGCAGGATGTTCAATCTCTATAATATGATTGAACCTATCATTAATATAAGGTTTGAAGGTTTGGGCTTGTCTGCCAAACAATACATATACTATAGCTGTATTATATTCAGACAAGTTCTTTAGCAATTTAGCTATGAAAGGTCTCCACAACATCACATGGGAACCTATCCTATTCATTTCTACAGTGAGTGCAGAGTTTATCATTAGTATTCCTTGTTTAGACCAACTCTCAAGAGAGTTGTCAAAGGTAATACAATAATGTGGAACTTCAAAATTGATTGCTGCTTCTTTAACAACATTTAATGAAGGAGATAAGTTATCCTCATCAACTTCCTTTCTATTCCCGAATAATACTCCAGTTGCCACTCCCTTTTGTGGATAAGGATCCTGATCTAACATAACTACTTTCAAGTCATTGAGAGGACAAAGCTCGAATGCTCTGAATACATTAGATTGGGCAGGACACAAAGGCTTTCTCCTGTATTCTTGCCCAACCTTAGCCATTACATTATTAAGCTCTGTCCTATCAATTACCTTCATCCAATCTCCAAAGTATTCATCTAATGTCATATCAACATCATTATGTCATCAATATTGTCAATAAGGCATTCATTCAGTGCATCATTAGAGCAGGTAGATGGGGTAGGTTTAATAGGTTCTATAAAGAACTTATTGAAATTATCTACTATGACCTTTACTTTCCTGTCCTCTGGATTACTGCTGAAACTGTAATTGTTTCTTGGGAAATTTATATCCATACTTGTATAATAGGGAATCAATTTCTTGATGATACCTTTATTAATCAACTTATCAGACTCTAAGAATACTTTGGGACTGACATGGCACACAGGTCTGTAATAGACCATAGTATTACCATTATCCTCAGTATGTACACTTCTTGCAGTTAATGTACATAATAGTAATGGAGTGTAGCTCTCATCAAAGATGATACCTTTACCACCATAATACACTTCACCCTTATTGGTAGTTATCTTCTGCAATCTTTTACCATATCCTACATTAGTAAATAATTGAGTTATGATACTATCAAAGGTTCTTCTCTCTCGGCTTGGTGCATTATCATATAATGGCAGTATTATCCTCTTGATTCCCATAATTGTGGAATAAGCCATATTGTCTGAGACCAGCTTTTCAAAGTGTTCTCTTGCAATCACAGGTATCTCTACCTCATCATTGTTTACTTCAATGACAAGGCTTCTTCTAAATACATTGTTACTATCAAGAGACAGATTCATTTCAAGTTGGTCTGGATCACCCAACTCACTGCTATTGAAAACACTCATTACATTATATGCAAATCTTGGGTTAAATTCCATTATACTTCAGTTTTAAGATACATTGTTTCTGCATTATATGTGGTAAGGAATGGCAGGTCTCTATCAATGAGAGGCTTACATTGATTAGCACAGAAGTTTACAAACAAATTAACCATATAAGATGCAATCATATTTGCACAGAAGGTAGTTTGTTTATAGGAGCAGATAGTTTCATCAGCTTCTGCATCAGAGAATAGGAACTCATTATTGTACCTATTGATGTTGTACTCATCATCTCCCTTGATACACAATACCTGAAACTCTTCTGCTGCTAATCTGCCATCAATAAATAAGCAATTCTTTCTCTCCTCTTCTGGTTTGGATTGAACATGATTTACCCATTTATTAAAGAAGAGTCTTCTTGCTGCCATATTATCAAAGCCACAAATCATAATGTCTGATGCTTCAGATTCATTGGTAAATCTCTCATTTATTGCAAAGACACTGCTATAGCCAGCATAGTTTCTAATCATCTCAGCCAGTGCAGATACTTTAGTTCTGCCTAAATCAGACTGACCATATAACTGACCTGACATATTGACAGCTTCTACTATGTCATCATCATAGATAAACATAGAAGCTGGCTTCATCCTTGCCAATAAGAAGCCTACATAACTACCAATACCACCTACACCTGCCAAAATGACAGTCTTCTTCTGAATGTTCTCATACCAAATGGCAGAACTAAACCTACTTGTAGCTTCATCCACAAGCAAAGTTGCAGAGTTTGTAGGTATTTCCTGATGTGCATCCTCTACAGCTTGGTCAAGGATAGCCTGTTCTTCTTCTGAAAGTCCAGAGCTAATACTATCACCATCATTTTCCATAGGATTATCTGATTCAGGTATAGCACTCTCATTGAGGTCCTCTATAAAAGAATTATAAGCTTCCTGTAAAGTTGCAGGAAGGCTTTCTTGGGCTGTTACTTCTTCATTCATAATATTAAATATTTTTGAAGTGCATCAATATACCCTTTGATATAATCATTTTCAGGGAGTTTTGTAAGCTCCTCTATCATATCATGGGCACAAATAGCACAAATTTCTGTTTCATCAAAGCCAAGCTCTTCCAACTTCTCATCTGTCACATACCATGTCAGATATTCTGCATAGGTATCTGCCCACATTTTGAAATTTTTCATGCCTTCTTCACCCTTACCAAATCTCTTTTCATACAATGCAGGCATTGACTTAGCCCATTTGGTAATGTCAATCTTACTATCATTAGAGATAATAATGCTGCCTGTAATCAATTGAAGTACAAGAAACTTCAAAGTAACTTTATCAAATGATACTTGACCATAAGGTATGTCATATTCCTCTTCAAATGGCAAGTCATCTATATCATCAAAAAGAGTTGGCTGAACTACCTTAGGCTTATTAGCTTCCTTCTTGACAAGATTTGCTGGACCTGCCTTTGTACCATAGGAATTAGCAATAACAGGTTTATAACCACCTTGATATGTAGGTGTCTGAGCTTTCTTGGCTTTTTCTGCCTTTTCTGCTTTAGCTTGCTTGATTTCCTCAAGTCTTGCTGCCATGTTTGGGAATGAAAATGTTTCATTTTCATTCTCTATTTTAAGGTAGAACCATTCAATCTCATCTGCATTGCTTACATATTCCTTAGTATCATGCTTTTCACCATCACCAAAGAACTCATAAGACATAGATTCTTTGACCTGCTTTGATTTAACCCTCCTTGTAATTGCAGCAGTATAAGTACCTGCATTATTCACAATGAGAGATACAAAGTTATTTCTATCCCTACCTTCCTCCTTCAGAGTAGCAGTATCTGTCCCACTAAAGAAAGTACTCATATTGTTATGGGAATGTATAAGACCCATTTGGCAATCAAGTAGCTCAGGATTCTCACACATATAGGCTATCACATCAGGATTCATATCAAACTCTGTATAGGCTTGAGTTCCAATATCCATGATGTAAATGTCCACACATCTTATTACAAGGTCATTATTTTCAAATGAACCTTCATGTGTAAAGAACAATGTACCTGACCATTCAGTATTCCATACCTTCTGACAGGTAAACCTTATCTTTCTTTCCACTTCTGCTGGAATAATCAGCTTATAATTATAAGTACCTGACTTCTGTACCAAGCTGATTACTTTCGTGGGTTGCTTTGTTTCTTCCATATCTGTAGTTTAACACTTTAAGAATTATATTTAATATATACAGTGCAGTCTGAGTATTGAGTATTATACTCTTGTTCTCATTCCTTACTTCTGCAATATCTGTAATATCTACAGTTATCTCTCTTCCCTTGAATACACACACTTTCTTGCCTATATACTGAGCATAATTATTTACATTATTCCTGTCCCTATCATAGTAAATCTTACCATTATCTATGATACATTCTTTCAAGATACCTTTCCTCTTCAATTCTGCAAACTTGGCAGTTAGCTCCTCTTTATTAAACTGGTCATTATACCACTTAATAAACTCATTACTAATAAGTACAATAAATTCAATGAGTGACATACCAATAGAATAAGAGCCATTGACATAATTAAATTTGAGTTTCTTAGAGCTAATAAAGTACCTTACAAACTCCTTGAATTTATCAGGAGTAATGACACTTTCATAGTAATTAGGAGACAGATATGTAATGAATCTATCTACACCTACTTCCATATCATTGGTACCTAACTTCTCCAAGCAATTATAAGGTACTCCAGCAATAGATTCTACAGTCACATACTTACTCAGTTCAAGGCAGAACATATTCCACATATCCTCATCATAATCCCTATTGAGGGCACTAATAGTACCATTAATAGGACCACTGCCTGTACAAGGATTTTGGAATTGGGTGAAATCCCCTGTAGGGATACTACTGATATGACTGTGCATGTAATGACTTCTGATGTGAAGCAGGGTATACTCTGACCTGTTAAGTGTGAATCCTCCATTCAGTGTACCATTATAAGACACCTTTACTTTAGCCCATAAGTGATTAATATCCACAAATCTATTATGCTCATTAGTCACTCTTACATGAGGGAAATGCACAAGTATGAATATGCCATTGAACTTAGCATTACCAATTCTTTCCTTTACTGTAGTATTTGTAAGCACATTTACAACCTTTTCTACCTGGTCTCCAGGTAAATCAGTAATAGACCATGTTTTATACATGCTCCAGTCATTCATGTTCATGCTTACAATATTACCATCAGGAATATAAGTAGATAAAGGCTCTATATTCATCCAAGATTTGAACTTGTCCAAACTCCAATATCCTTGCATATCAACTTTATCCTCTCCAAAGAAATCATTGAATATGCCTAATACTCGAAGTGGCTTGTCCATCAAGGAGTTATATAGTTCTTCTATCTTCTCCTCAATTAATTTAATTGTTTCTCCACTCATATTACTGTAAAAAAATAAAAAAAAAATAAAAAAAAATAGATAAGGGGGGTATCTCTACCCTCTTACCTATTGTCTGTTATTAATGAATACTCATTCCTTCAAACATATCATTAATCTCATCATCAGAGTAAGGAGAATCTGACTTAGGCTTATACTCCTCAGATGGTGCAACTTCTACTGCACCCCCAAGGATGTCAAGTACTTCATCCTTCTCATAATATTCAATTGTGCCATTGTCCTCAAGAATTTCCACCAACTTGCTGATAGCAGCTCTTGCTACAGTATCAACACACTCACCACCATTACTTGCAGGTGCTACAGGAGCAGGTTTTGAAGCACCATTGCTCTGTGCCAATGCAATAAGGTCAGCAGTCTTACATATAGTGAAGTTTTTGCCAAACTTCTTAAGGCAAGCATCTTGAAGACCCCTTCTCTTGATTTCAGCATATGCCTCCTTTCTACTCATTGCGCCAGACCTAATTTTCTTGTTGGTGTTAGTAAGCATGAAAACCAACTCATTGGTGACAATTCCCTTATAAGGAACATCATGTGGCAGAACTGAAGCATCATTCTTCAATTCAACCTTTGATGTACCTTCAAAGAAGGTCATACCATTATAGTCAATACCATTGGCTCTCAGGTCACTTTTCAACTCAGCAAGGGTCGTGGCTGCTGACATAATAACACTCTTCTTCTGATTCTTAGTCTGTATGACTGTAATTTTACGACTTTGCATAACTTTTTAATATTTTATGTTTCACAATGTTTTGAATTTCCAAATATAACCATAGGCTGTTTTTCTTTTAACAGTGCCAAGTTGGGTATCTGCTTCTGCTATACTTGGAAATTCTTTTAAAAATTCTCTTGTTTTAGAGTATTGAAGGACTGGGATACTAAAGAAGGGATTGTTAGTCAGGCTATTAGACAGCTTACTATTCCTGTTTCCATAATTCAGATTATACTTGTGACTACACCATTCAAGATTATTTACAGAGTTATTGCTTCTATTTAGGAAATCCATCTATTTCTCTCCATTCCTTCATACCCATTCAATTTTTTTTTCTTTTATTTAATCTATGCAAAAGGGCAAATCATCCCAATCATTGTCCTCTTGTCTTGAAGAGTTGAATAAAGGCTTGATTATTCTAAGGAACTCATCTTTGCCCTTAGCCTTATACAAGTCTGAAATATCTTTCCCTTCATTAAAGGGTGGCAATACTACATTAGTAAATCCTGTTTCCTCAGCTAACTTCTGAGCATCTTTCAATCCTGGCTCATCATTATCCAAGCAAATGAAGACTTGTTTATATCTTCTTTTCAGTTCACTAATTGCAGTATCACTCATCCTATATCCCTCACCCTGTATTGCAAGAGAGGGTATTCCTGTGTTAGCCCATAGACATAAAGCATCTTTCAATGAGGAGCAAATGCAAATTTGCTCTCCATATTCAGGTACTTTAGTCCATAGACTTACCACAGAAGTGTCATGTTTATTACTCCATTTATAACCACCTTTGTTAAATGGCTGATAGATTTTGAGAGTAACCTTACCTTCCTTATGTTCTACATAAGCATAGGCATATCTGTCAGCTCCAAATACATACTTATTACCATCTTTGATGACAATCTTATGTGATATTGGATAAACTTCTGCATACTTCAGCCAGTCAAGACTTATTCCATAGGATGCCCAATACTCAATATCATGAGGTGCCCAATCTCTGACTTTACATTGCAGCTCTGTATTATTGAGCTTGAAAATCTTAGGAGTTAAGTGTTGCTTTGAAGTATTTATACCTAGGTCTTTTGTACTGAACTTAGAAATATCATGAGCTATCTTGGCAAGAGCTTCTATATAATTGCATCCCCACAACTTGCAAAGAATATCAAAAGTATTTCCTCTGTCCTTACTTGCAAAGTCTACATAGTAGACTCTATGCCCATCTCTGGAATAAAGTCCAAAGGAAGCCTTATTATCTATTCTTAAAGGAGAATGAATTACACAGGGAATTTCTGTAACTCCAAGATAATAAGCTAAAATATCTGCTTCTGTAGTTTTACTTAGAATATCATCTAAAGTCACAGAAGGATTACTCTTGCCAATAGCCATAACTGTTTAGTTTAAAAGTTATTATTTACCAAAATCCCAAGGAGAAGACTCTTCTGCCTTAGGGAAAGGCATGTCACTTGAGTCTGAGTTATTGAAGTCAGTAGCTTCTACAGTATATTCTCTAAAGGGTTTAATATCATACTCCACATTAGAGAATGCTCCGGCATTCTTTCTTTCTTGTAAGTCCTTATCTATTTCACTGTAATCTCTTGCTCCATTTCTAAGTACTTTGTTAGTATATACTACCTGATATTGTTTTCCATCCTCAGTAGTTCTTACTCCAAACATCACCTTGACTTTATTCTTAGGCATAAGCTTAGGAACTTCATTAAGTTCAGAGAAATCTCCCTTAAACAGCTTATCCATATCAAGGGAACATTCACACTCCTCCATGTTAGCTACTTTGGGGTTCTTAACCCATTCACCATTAACATAGGAAAGTGCTTCATCAAAATTAAGATAGCTCTTAATAAATTCAATAAGTTGTATTTCTCCATTATAGGCAGGCCTGTATTCAGTAGTAATTCTAAGGGCTTTACCAGTGCTACTTTTAAGAGTCGCTTTATTTTTCAGGTCCTCTGGGGTAGCCCAAGCACTATAACCATATTTATCAATTACTTGTACCTTAGTTTTGTCTCTATTATACCTATAGGATTTATCTACAAAGAAAGTCATAGGAATAATTATATCTCCCTCTACATCTGGTTTGACATAGAAAGTAACCATAACTTGAGGTACATTCTTATCATCTACCTCTCTTTCTCTCAGATATTCAGGCTCAGAGTCTATTTCTGCATTCAACAGTTTATTTCTTTCTTCTTTTGTGGGATTAACTGCTAAAACATATATAGGAGAAGCACCAATATACCTCTTAATACTTCCACCTTCTTTACTCTCTACTGCTTTACCAAAAGCCATAAAACTAAAATTAATATTTTTATTCATTTCTATTCAATTTATTTAATTTTACTTCTTGTTATTTTATTGCTTGTTCTTAATGAACTTAGTAAGGGAGATTGTTAGGAAAGGGAGAATCTCCCTCTGCCTTGACCTCTACTTCAGGTGCCTTCTCGGCATCATCTACTGTCTCAGGAGCAACATTGTCAATAGCAGGCTCCTCTACATGAATTTCATATACATTAGCCTCCTCATTGAACACTACTACACCAGCCTTAGGTTCATACTTAGTAACCTTTACAGGCTTACCATCCTTATCAACCTTACCAGTATCTTCTACCTTCTTGACAACCAAGTCTTCACTTGTGAGACCACCTGTCAAAGCCTTGACACCCATCTCATGTCCCTCAATCTCCTCAGTCAGGGCATTATACTCTGCATTGAGTTCATCAATCTTGGCAGCAATCTTATTCTTCTTCACTACCAAAGGATTAACATTCTGTGCAATTCTTTTTACACCTGCAAACTGTCTTACTGTTAATGTCTTATTCATAATTATTTCTCTTAAATTGGCTATTTATATTAAATGGGGTAATATTATATACTTGATTACCAAGCTCTATTGTCTTTTCCCTATCCATAATATTCCTTCATAGCTTTCACTACTACTCCTAAATCATTAGGAATAAAGTCCTCCATAAACATATCAGCAGGAGACTTAGCAGGAATTTCTACCATACCATCCATGAATCTGTGAGTATAAAAGCCATAAGTAGCTGCGCCTTTATCATCATATTTAATAGATGAATACAGCACCATAGGTACAACCTCTACAGGATTATATTGATTATCAATCAGTTGGCCAATTGTACTAACCTTATATCCTACAGTAGTCTTATCACTCTGGACATCCTCACTATGAAGAATTAAGAACACATTAATATCCTCTCTCATAGATTCTATAGTAGAAATAATCTGTTGAAAGTGCATAGCCAACTCTGTATATTTACCATATCCAGTCTCTTTGGCCCTCTTGAAATATTCCTTCCTCATAATATAGATAGCATCATCTATAATGATATTATGAACATAGGAAGCATTCTTATCTATACCTTGAAGCATATTAATAGCCTGTGTATAATCATCTATCCTGAATAGATTCTTATTTTCTTTATTATATAGACTACTACTACCTTTAAAAGGTAATTTTTTACCTAAAACATTTAATATTACAGTTTCTTTAGGGTCTAACCCCTTAATACTAGAACTTTTTCCTGTTCCACTTTTTCCTAAAAGGATTACTGCATTTGCCATTGTTTTTGTTTTATAATGTTACTTTTACTTGAAAAGGGTTGCAAACTTATGAAATATTTTCCACCTGTGCAACTTTCTATTCATTTTATTTATTCCATAACTAAAGAAAGTCTTAGCAGTTTTGCTTTTCCTTGATTCCATATAGTTATATACTCTCTGTAATGCTTCTCTATCATCAGGTCTTGGGAGTTCATAAAATGTACTCACCGCACCATCAAAGAATAAAGGACAGATTTGACCATTTGCTCCATAGTCTCTATCTTCAATCACCTCCATGAACCTTATATGGTTCCTGAACTTGGTTATATCATATCCTTCATACTCTCTTAGTCCATACTTGAATGGACTATAGAGACCTATAACCATATTGGCATCTCTGGTAGTAGTCTTACAATCTGCAAGACCATCAGAAGATGGTTTAAGCTTATTCAGCTTTTGGTTCTCAATACCCTCTTGAGCCTGTGCTTGATGCTGAATCAATACAAAGATGAATTTCAATTGATTCCTGAGAGTAATACCATACTTGCTCATCTTATCAATAGTTTCCATCTTCTTTAATCCACTTTCAAGAGATAGATTCGAGGCATTATCTATGATGATTATCCTCCTCTCCTCTGGGTCATCTGGGGTATAAGGATTGTCATTGTCTACCACATCTGCATCTATGATTTTATCTGTGATAGGGTCTTTCCTCTTACCTTTCTTGAAGTTAAGATGTCCATGAGCTAAGGCATAGTCTCTACAGTACTTATTGATTCCTGTAGGATTCCTTTGGCCATCAATATACTCGACCATATCCTCGAATGCCTTGATATATCTCTGATACTTATCAGATTCAAGTAATTCAAGAATCTTCTCATCAATAGGATGGTCTCTATCTGTACTTTTCAGTTCAGTAGGAGATATCTCTATCCCATCCAATCTAAACAATAGATGACACAAGAACTCATTGTACTTTTCCTCTGGACTCATCTCCAAAGTAAAGTAAAGAACCTTAACTCTCATCTCAGGATGCTCCAATATAAAGAACAATGGTTCATATACAAATAGGTAATCACAGAACTTTGATTTACCTACCTTTTGATTGGCAGTCACCACTATGAACTTAGCAGTTTCAATGCCTGGAACCCATGCTCTAAATCTTGGAAAAGGGAAAGGAATACAATTATAAAGTCCATTAAGAACTCTCTCCCTCCTTAACCTCAGATTTCCCATTACTTGCTTAAATCTACTCATAATCAGTTAATTGTAGAAGTCCAATCTCTCTTCAAATCATCTTCCTGACCAGCATTCTCTATGTAAGAAGCAAGGTCTGATACCTCTTCAATGTACTTTCTACCATCACTTCCCATTTTCTTTTCATCCTTCCATATAAAGTATTTAAGTGCTCTCATATAAGTATACTGTCCATTGAAGGATTCCACATATTTCTTGGCTGCATGTATAATCTGCTCATCAGAGTACTTATTACCATACAACTTGAAGAACTTTTGAAGCCTCTCTTTATTGTCTTTTCTATTGCCTTTCCAATACAAAGATGTACCTTCTTTCTTGCCTGATGGGAAGATAGACATAAGAGTATCTACTAGAGGTAATAGTCGCTCATCTGATGGTACAGAAGTATCAGCACTAAGTAATATATCAGAGCATGTACTATCCCACCTTTGAGTAACTAGGAAACCTTCAGAGAACATATCTTTTACCAGTACCTCTTTATTAACCAAGTCATTAAACAGCTCAGTAATGTTTACTCCAGTCTTAACAAGCAATACTGCAAGAAGAGAAGGTAAATCCATGCCTTTCTTCTTACAAATATCTTCATTGATTACATAATTCATTCTGATAGCTTTTTCACATGATTAACTTCAATTTCCTCTACTGCTGCACAGTTTTTAGTCATTACCTCTGCCATTTTAGCATTTTCTACAAAGCCTTTTGCAATGCAGTCCCACACATTCTTAGCAGTCTTGAATGCCTTGGATTTAGCTCTTGATTCAGCAATTTTCTTGCCAGTAGCCTCATCAAAGGTATCATCAGAGTTGCATCTTGCCTTAGCTGTCACTATGAACCCTCCAAAGTCATTTACCATAGGAGCTTTGGTTGCCCACCAAGCAGGGTCTATATGATTCCATAACTTAGAATCAAAAAGTTGCATATCAACTGACATGTTACATACAACCACTTTGTTTTCTGGCTTTACAATAAATTTGGATGTTGTTCTAACTCTAGTTTTCATAATGCTATTTCATTTATATTATTAATAGTGACTATAGACTCTTCTGAATACTCCTCTATCATCTTCTGCACAAGTTCTTCTTCCCTTGTATCCTTGAAATAAGGTATAATGATAATAGGAGATTTGTGTCTAAGTATTCTACCAACTCTTTGCTTTACTACAATCTCCGAACTATTTAAGTTGCAGAATATACCTATCCTACAATTAGTCAAGTTCACACCTTCATTGAGTATGTTACAGGCAGTAATATGCTTAATCTTGTTAAGATTAAACATTTCAAGGTTCTTCACTGAAGCCTTATTCTTTGAGGTGATATTGTATTTACCTAACCTCTCTGACTGTTCAATACTACTACAGAAAGTCAAAGTCTTGTAATTCCCGAACTTGTCAAGAAGAGATAGTACAAGGGCTTCCTTCTGTTCAGCACACCATTTCAATCTTTTGCCTGCTGTTGAAAGCCATAAGTTCTTTATCCTCTCATTTCTTGAGTTAAAGTACTTATTCTTGTACCACTCTATAAGTGAAGAGATACTATCATAGCAACCTTTCTGAGTGGTGATTATATCACGACCAAACTTCTTAACCTTATAGGTATAATTAGTAGTGTCCAAAGTCAAAGGCAGTAGATATACTGTAGGCTCAGGTAGTACTTCATCTTCTACAGCTTCCTTGAGACCACACTTAATGACCTCAGCCTTGTGGTTGTAAATGAAATAATCCCTCATGTCTCTCTTAATAGTGGCAGACAATCCAATGAAAGACTCATTGATATGGATAGTCTCCAATACATCAATTCTTGCTTCTGACAAATGCTGCATCTCATCTGCCACTACTACATCAAAGTATGAGTTCTCATAGTTCTTTAGTGACTCATAGCATTCAATGGTAATATAGTCAGACTTGATACCTCCCCATTTCTCAATCTCATCCTTCCAAGTCTGCTTATGCACAGTCTTAGATACAAGTATCAGGATACTTGTAGGGCTTTCATCATTTCTGAATACCCTATCACATATATGATTAATGAGGTCTATTGCTACTTTGGTCTTCCCCATCCCAGTAATAAGCTCTAAGATAAGATACTTAGCTTTGTCTATCTTAGACAAAGCCAAGCTATTCACTTCTTCTCTTGTCATTGTTTATATTTCCACTTATATCCATACATACTTTTATACCTTCCTCTACAACAATTGGTTATGTTTGAATTATTAAATCCATTGGGTAAGCTTTTTACCCTACCTAAATTACTAACTTGATATAATCCTTCAAAGTTAGCAATATCTTTCAATCCTTCTTCCATATTATGGTGGATTTTTTAATTAATCCCTTAAGTTTACGAATATACTCAGAATCTTCAGCATATCTAATTTCTTTAAGTAAGTTTAGATAATCATCACCATCTTTCAATTCTTCTTCCATATTACGGGGGATTTTTAATTAATTCCTTTTTTACTTAAATCCAAAAATGTAGAAGTATTCCCACCAGTGATTACTGTTGGTACAGTCCCATCCCATTTCTCAATCCACATCTTCTCAAGAATTGCAGGAGTAAGAGCCTGTTGCCTCAACTCATTGGCTTTCTTCTCTGCCTCAGCAGCTACAATAAGTTTCTTAGCCTGAGCTTCTGCCACTTTAACCTCATTCTCCACCTGCATAGCCTGTTGGATAGCTTTATTCTTGGCATTTACTGACTCTACAATGGTCTGAGGGTATTTGAGACCTGAAGTGAGTTGTTCTAATTGAAAGTTCTCTTTAGCAAGTGCCTGAGTCAAATACCTTTCAATAGCATTCTCAATACTATCCCTTTTACTTACAATGTCATCAGTAGTAAACTTATTGAGCTGGATTCTAAAGGCATCCTTTACATAGTTATACAGAGTACCTCTGATTACCTCATTCAACTCTTTTCTGTACTTCTTAAAGACAGCAGGTGATTTACCATCAATAATCTTCAATGATACAGTAGGGTCTACAGTGAACTCTGAACCATCCTTTGCATTGATTGTAAATGGCTCATAGTCAATGGTCTGTACATAAGTAGGATACTCATATACTGTGGTGGTCCAAGGATTGTACCATACAATACCAGTTACCAAAGAAGCATCATCCACTCCCTTATCACTGCCATACAAATTCACCTTGATGCCTTCACAACCTGCATCTACCTTCTCCATACATGATGTCATTGAGAACACCATAAACAAGGACAGAAGTCCCAAAATCAATTTACTTTTCATGTTTTCTTTCTAATTTAATTACTGTTAAACACTTTGTTCTGACTGATAGATATAATGTTGCCACTACCATAAAGAATCCTATCACATTCTCAATGGTATTAGGTGCTGAAATCATTTCAAGTCCTAAGGTTATTAGGATAATGAAGATTACAAACCATACAGCAAACTTTGCTACTACTTCAGCTTTCATAAATATTCTCTTTCTTGGATATTTCTTAGTCCCTCTTGGTTTCTTTCCATTAAGGGTAAACTCTATCATACTTCAAACAGTTTTATGTAAGTTCTCTTACACTCCCCACTCCAATACCATTTGTTATACCATAATAGCACAATGTATTTATTCCTTGATATGACTATATCAATTCTGGGAAGATACCTATTGTACATTATAATAACCCAAACACATAAAGCAATGAGGAGTAATACATTATATACCATCATATTATTCTGGTTTAGGATAACATATTACATACTCAAATCTTGAACAAATTTCTTTCCATTTCATATAGTTATCACATGAGTTTTTCTTTAATGCCTTTGCATCAATGAAGTTACCTACACAGAGCATATCATACTTGTTAGTAGGATGAGGAATTACCTCAAAGTACCTATCTAAATCATGTATAATTGCCCTAATAGTACCACCTGATGATATAAAGTCATCCACAACTATGAACCTTGTAGTACCAACCTCATCAATTCCTTTTAATGAAGAACAATGAGCACTTGTATCTTCTTCCTTCCTGACAATCAGGATGTAGGTCTTAGTAGTTGGGTTAATGTTGTGTAACTCATTAAGCATAGCACCTGCAATCATAGCTCCTGATGTACCTCTTACTACAAAGGTTATGCTTGTACCTTCCTCAATGTCCTCTTTATATGTATTGAAGATTGCTTTTGCACTCTGTTGTATGTAGCTATGCTTCCAATGGACACCAAATGGATATTCTACACTAATGAAATGGTCAAGATGTATAAATTTAGGAACATATCCCATAGTCTCTTAGTTTTATCCTGCTTATTCAGGGGTTGTAAAAAAATAAAAAAAAAGAAAAGAAAAGAAGGACAAGGGTATTATTAGTACCCCTGCCCTTACTATGAGAACATGTCCAGTTAGTCCTCAAACACTTGATAGGTATATGATACACCTCCAAGATGTTTTACTGTTCTCTGCAAATGAGCTTCAAGTCTTTCCTTTTCACTCATTGCAGCCCACTTGCCAGGCTTAGACCATGAAGGACAAGAATCCTTGCTAATCATGTACTCATAAGCCTCCTTACTTATGTTCAGGGACTGTGTAGCTGATTTACACTTTCTTGTATGGAAAGTGATAATCTCTGGGTTGGTACTATTGTTGTCAGTCACTCTTATAGAGTGCTTCTCCATCTTGTCCCAATCCTCTACTTTTACCTCAATGGTTTTCTTATAGATTTTACCAGCTTTGGTCTTCTTCTCAATCACTTTGTGAGTTGTTTTAAGGCACTCCTCCTTGCTGAACATTGTGCTTCCTCGAAGCTCAATACTCAGACTTAACTTGATTTCACTCATGTTTATTAATCTTCTTCAGATTATTATTTTGTTTATTCAAATAATATATCAAGTACTCTTCTCCACTTACTTTTTCCTGTCCTTATAGTATTGTCAGAAGTATTACTTGACACATTCTTTCTGTTGCTGTTGAGTGTTCCTTTTCTCCCATAAGTCATAAAAAGCTTACCACCCCTCTCTCTTAGTCCTCCTTGATACCATCTATATCCAATAGCAGCAAGAGATCTGCCAATTTCAAGTGATGCTTCCCTAAATGCTTTTTGCAAGTTATTAGGATTTTCCTCAATTTTACTGATGACTACTTTCTCTTCATCCTCAGTCCATTTTCTAAGTGTACTCATTTGATAATTTAATTATTCATTTTGTTCTGTAACATGATATAGTGTTTTATATACTAATCTAGTATAAATATAATGAATTCATTTCATATTGAAAGAATGTCCTAACAAAGTCATACAGCTTTTCATCTTGAAACTCTTGTATTCAAAGTCACGTAACCCTTCTTTATATCCCCACATTTGGTCATTGCATCACAAGTGGTTATAGCTTTCCTATAAGCATCACATTTTGCTTTTCTTCAGGTTCAACTGCTTAGTAGAAATAGTGAGCTAAATCCACCATTGTATCTCCAGTGAGACTCGAACTCACAACCTACAGATTAGAAGTCTGTTTAGAAGTCTGTTTAGAAGTCTGTTGCTCTATCCAATTGAGCCATGGAGACATCATAAAAGGTCAGATATTCTCACGAACCTCTGACCTGTAGTGACAATATGTCACCCGAACTAAAAATCCTTTACCTAAAAATAACTAAATTACTTTTCCTATTATTTTGTTAAACCATCTGTATAAAGACAATACTTCAAACTCTTCCTCTGAGATTAGCTTATAGCAACAGAATATCATCACTACAACAGCTATAAGAGTCTGAAAGAAATATCCATTGTCATAGATGCTATCTACTCCTGCTACAAAGAGTATAGTCACAAAGCCTGTTGTCCATAACAATATGCCTTTGATTATAAACTTAAATTTGTTCATTTTTGTTTAATTGCTTGTTAAGTTGAAAATAATTCAAGCACATCTTCTGTACTAAACTCTACCTTATTCTCATAGTCTATGTCAGACTTACTCATAAACTCACTGCCTTGATTATTCATAATGTTGCTATGAGCTAAGGTATTATTATGCACAGAGATGTGCTTTATATATTCATCAATGACCAGTCCCACACTCTTGTCAAGAAGAGCATGAGACTGAGCAAAGATGTATAACTCTCTAATTGTCATTGTATATTTATTTAAGATTTGTTACAGTAATCAAATATAATGTAGAGGATTATGACATGGAATACCAAAGCCACTATAATAGTATTACTTCCATATTATAGTCATCTCCTTTTCAAATCTTACTACTTCACTTGGAGTAATAGCTATCAAGTTACCAAATACCTTAATATATGCCTGTCTCTTGATAACTATTTCTCCCTTTATTACCATTTCCATGAATACTTCATGATTTCTCTTTAACATATTCATGTGTAATTTCTTTGATTGCTTGTAATTCTTTGAACTACATATTGCATTAGGATTTACTCTATATCTTGCCATAACTTAGTCCATTAAGTCCCATAAATAGGATTCATACTCACATGCAATTTCCTCATAAGTTAGTTTGGCATCCTCTAAATATTCTGAGAGAAAATTACTTACTTGTTGGAAATTGTTAATATCACCATTGTATGTGACATTAAGCCACTTTTCACAAAAGTGAACAGCAGCTTTCTGTTTATCTGTAGTCATATTTGATTGTTTTTTAGGTATATTTCTAGTTTTTACATTCATAAATTATTGCTACTGCCAGTATTACTAAAGTACAAATTATATGTATTGCTAATATAGTGTCCAGTAGATACAGCTGTAAAATTATATATGTTGTTGAACAAGGAGAAGGTATAAGGTAGGAAATTATGGTTGTCCCCTACCTTATAATCCTCTTTCAGTTATTAGATAGAAACTCTATTAATATCTGACTCACCTCCCTTCTCCAATGTGAGAAGTTTAGCCTTGGTCAAATCAATAGATTCTCCAACTCCTACAGTAGCATCATTAGCAAGAGGAATATAAGTCTGTCCTCCTCCTACCATCATAAAGCAAACTGAGTTGCCATATTGTGATGGTACTACTGTTGCAGACTCTACTGCCTGAATTTCTTCCTGAGTAAATGCTCGTGAAGATTTAATACTCCATTTTCCTGCATAATTTCTGAGAGTTGAGAAAATGTTCATACAAACTTACCAATGCCCTTTGGATTTATTTTGGTATCTGGCACACCTGTTAAATGATAAATGCTAAATGATAAATGCTAAAATGCAACTATTGTGGAGTTGCAAAGGCACAGGAGGAGTAATGAGATATACTAATATCACATATATGATATGATATAACTGATAACTAACCTCAGTGTGTCAAGGACAAAGGAGGAGTAATGAGCCATGTTGATAATATATTGCTGTAATAGAGTTTTGAGATAATAGTTATGAGATAATAATATTGCTTCTACCTTGCCATTCTTTATACAATATAATCATTGTCTTGAAGAGGATAATAATAGTCTTGATTATCTCTATCACCATAATATTACTTCTACCTTAATATATTACTTCTACCTTAATATATTGCTTTTGCAATACCTTGCTGAAACCAGATAGGATAAAAATAAAAGTGAGGGAAGACCCTCACCTTTATAATTTATAAGGCAAGTATTAGATACTTACCCTATAAATATCACTCTCACCTGACTTACCTAAAGTCACAAGTTTAGCCTTAGTTAAATCAACCAATTCACCAGAGCCAAGAGTACTATTCTGGTCTAGTGGAATATAGGTCAATCCACCACCAACCATAGTGAATTGAACAGAATTACCATACTGAGAAGGTACAACAACAGCCTGAACTACAGCCTTAATTTCCTCTTCAGTAAACTCTCTAGTGGATTTAACTTCCCATTTACCTGCATAAACTCTCAAAGAACTAAAGATATTCATAATATATGTATGGTTGACCTAAGCACCAAAAGGTTCAAAGTTAATAATAAGTTCAAATAATAAGGAGAAGTAATGAGTTATTTAAGGTTTTCCTTAGCCTCATAATACTCATAAGGGTCAAATCTATCAACCCAATTATCATAGTGTTCTAATGTATCAAGGAATGATTCAGTAGCATTATAATAGTCTCTGTAAGGTTGTACTTTATTAATGTCAGAGTACCAGATGCCAAAGGTAAATCCTATATCCAAGACAATGAGAACACAAGGAATGATAAGCAATAAACCTTTCTTCATTTTAATAAGTTTTTAATGTTAGTAATCAAATAATAAGGAGGAGTAATGTATCATTTCAACTCCACGGGGGTATATCCCAATCTCAAAAACTATGGGGGAGTGATGAGGTTATTATACCCCACTCCTAGAAATATAATAGAAAAAAAAATTAGAGAAAAATTAGAAAAAAATTAGAGAAAAAAAAATTAGAAAAAAAAAATTATTTTCTGTGCAGTAAATTTTTCATTTATATATTTGCATATATCAGATTTTTTACTTACCTTTGTAGTCGTGTTGGAGTAGCAAGTACTTCAGGATAGAGAATCATCAACTCTTAAAAGCATAGATGACCCCCTATAATCAGGAGTTTACTTGGGCACAGCAGCTTAGGAAAGTAAAGGATACTAAGAAGGCTACAGGCAAGTGCCCCACTTGAAGAGGATTACAAATAAGTATTTAGCCGAGCTTTAGGCCAAGTCTTCAAGGGTGGTGTAAAAGACTACAGAGATAACATAGAGTGAGAACTAATAATATATAAACGGGGTAAAAGACTGATTATAGGGATGCAAGCCATAATGCTGGCAGGGTCTCTTTATATTTTAAGAAAATATTGATAATTCTAGATTCTGTTGGAATAAGGAGAAATGGGTTTATATAGATAAGATGATTAAGATAAAAGAAAGTATCAAGTGGTTGTGGCAGTTACCACAAAACATGCTGGCTTTGTGCATTGAAGGTGTACTATGTAATGAAGCATACAGGGAAGGTGAAGCAGATGGCAATACCATTATAGTAAATAGTGTATTACCTTCAGCTATGTCTTTGGGGGATTACCTATTTGTAAACCCCATGTCTTCAGAAAGGACAATTAAGCATGAGTGCGGCCACAGTAAGCAATCAGATATATTGGGTCCTTTATATTTGATAGTAATTGGAGCACCTTCATTACTACATAATATAATACATTCTATATGTAGTAGAGCAGGGTTTAAGTGGGATTACTACAGCTTCTATACTGAGAAGTGGGCTGACAGATTAGTAGGTATAGACAAGAGTATCTCTTAGGTAGATACCTAACCAGCTTATTTTCTTACCTTCTAGTGGAAAATTGCTATAATAAAAAAAAAGAGCTGGTAATATTTGGATATGTGAAAAATAATACTTATCTTTGCAGTGTCAAAGAGAAGAAGATAAGAAATGTGTTTTAGGATTAAAGAAGTACTACCTTTTTTTTTCTTGATAATCTGTTCATACTTGCGTATTTCTAACATAAAGGTAGTACTTCTTTTTCTTTATTTTGTCTTGTGGTGTAAAGGTAACATATGGGTCTTTGGTCCCCACATTGTAGGTTCGAGTCCTGCCAAGACAACAAGAAGATGCCCTCTTAGTACAATGGATAGTACATGAGTCTTCTAAACTTAGAATATAGGTTCAATTCCTATAGGGGGTACTTGTTATGGGGATGTAGACTATGGGTTAGGTCATAGCCCTTTCAAGGCTAAGGTTCAAATCCTTACTTCCCTACTAATAGATTATGTGGTGTAGTGGTCTGCATATCACATTGTCAATGTGAAGGCTAGGGTTCAATTCCCTCATAACCTGCCCCGTTTATAAGAAAGTCCTATATCACAGCGGTGATTAGGCAAATGGAAAGGTAACTGAATGGGATTCAGCCTAGTCTTGAAAACTAAGGGAACAGTAAAATGTTTGGGGGTCGGGACCTCATCTTTCCGCATGAATAGCAAAAGAATAGGTAATATAGGAGAAGCTAAAGCTTTAGCTAAATTTGTAGAATTAGGTATCCCTGTTTATATACCATTTGGTGACAATGAATCAGCAGACTTAATAGCTGAATTTAATGGTAAACTAAACAAGATACAATGTAAAACTACTGCTGCTATAAGTGAGCAATCCATAATAACTTGGAACCTTAGGTCAATAGTAGTAACCACTGGAAACAGATATAAAGTACATAATTATACTGATAAGGAGGTAGATTATTTTGTACTGTATCATAGTGTATTGGATTTATTATTAATAGTACCATTCAGTGAAATAAGTAATAAATCTTCAATATCATTTACATATCCATTTAGAGTGGTCAAAACAGCTACAAATCAAAGAGATTATAGAGATTACTTATTTGATAAGAGCAATATGGAGAGTAAATTGCTGAGGTAGCAATCCCCTCTGCTAAAGGGTGAGTACAATAAAATGTATGTGTTTCGAGTACACTGCTCTCCGCAATATATGGGTGTAATTCAGTAGGTAGAATGCTGGCTTTGGGAGCCAGTTGTCCTTGGTTCGAGTCCAAGTACCCATACTTGAATGGGCTTTGTAGTGTAATCAGGTTAGCACAAGACATTTGCAATGTTTTAGAGGAGTTCAAATCTCACAAGGTCCACACTATGTTTTCATGTTTTCATGTTTTCATGTTTTCATAATGTTGAGCTTTTGCTTGAACCCTCTTTTGGGCAGTTAGAGGTTAAAGAAACTGCCCTATCAATGCTCCTTAGTTCAGTGGTTCAGAATAGTTCCCTTACAAGGAAAAGGTCATAGGTTCGAGTCCTATAGGAGCAACTAATGGGAATATAGCTGGAAGGTCTATGCACTTGGCTGTTAACCAAGAGATAAAAGTTCGATTCTTTTTATCCCCGCAAATTCTAGGTTCTTAGTTTAATTGGCAAAACACTTCTCTCCAAAAGAAGAGTTATGGGTTCGATTCCTTTAGAATCTGCATTATTGGCACATCTTCTAATGGTCAGGAAGCTACTCTGATAAGGTAGTAATCAAGGTTCAATTCCTTGTGTGCCAACTATATTCTGATGTACTTCAATGGTAGAAGGCTGCTCTCATAAGGCAGTAGTTAGTAGTTCGAGTCTACTCATCAGAACTAGGTTAATGCCTTAATATACTCACTTAGCTCAGTAGGTTAGAGCAGGAATCTTATACATTCAAGGTCAATGGTTCAAGTCCATTAGTGAGTACTAATGTTCCTATAGCTGAATTGGTTAAAGCAACAGTCTCTTAAACTGTGGACTCAAGGTTCAAGTCCCAGTGGGAACACTCATTTCCCTAAAGCATTGGTGGTAATGCTAGAGACCTTTAATCTCTGGAACTAGGTTCGACTCCTAGTGGGGAAACATAATTGTTTAACTCCAAATTTTACAGTTATGAGAAGAGTTCTTGATTTTATTAAGAAAGCTGGTAATGTTTATGTAAGAATCATTGCTAAGAGTCAGATGATGACTCCTACAGGGTCTATTCCAATACCGGAATAACCCTTCATTTGGAAGTAAACTAATTAGGGGTAGCTTTAATGTGGTGAATTAAAGCAGACTGTAAATCTGCTGCCATAGGCTATTTAAGGTTCGATTCCTTTCTGCCCCACTTCAATAGAAATTTTTTTTTGTCCTTGACTTATGGAAAGTGATAGGGGAAGAGACCTAAATAAGTCATTATGGGTGTTGGGCAGGTATGGTTACATTGCGTAGGTCTGAAAAACCTGAGAATAAAGTTCGATTCTTTGAACACCAGCTATATATAATGCCCTCTTGGTGGAATTTGGTAGACACGCTGGATTTAGGCTCCAGTATGAAGTAATAGTAGTGTAAGAGTTCGAGTCTCTTAGAGGGTACTAAAAATAATTTGAAAATAGTTAGGAAAATATTTGGTAGTTCCAATTATTTTGCTTAACTTTGCAACATCAAAATAAGAGAATATGTTTGAAGAAGATAGCCTATTTACTCCAATGGAATCAAGCAGAAGTACGGAAGTATCTGGTTCTCAGTTCTTTATTAACTTCTTAAATCAACTTGAAGGTTGGAAAACTAAGTGTAAGAACTTGCATTGGGCAGCACCTAAGAAAAATATCCATGTATATCTTGATGAGTTCCTTGATATATTGTCAGACTATCAGGATGGTCTTGCAGAAGGATATATGGGAATACTTGGTAAAATGCAACCTAATGCTATCAAGGGAACTCCAAGTGATGCACTGAATGCTTTTGACTTTATAAGTGAAGTTAAGTCTGCTACTATTGCATTTTATGATAAGATTCCTCAAGAGACTACTTATAAAGGTATAGCATCTGAGTGTGAGACCTTTATTCAGAATATCAATAAGTATGACTACTTATTCCACTTATGTGATATAAGACCATATTAAGACACTGTCCCCTTAGTGTTAATGGTTAGCAAGCTTGTCTTGTAAACAAGAAGAGAAGGTTCAAATCCTTTAGGGGACTCACAAGTTACTAAAAGCTGTCTTATCTACAGTGAGAGAGTAACACTCAATGCTACTAGATAAACCTCGGCAGGAGCTGACCTGCGCCACTGAAATTAAAAAAGCTTAATGAGGTGTAGGTGATTGAGGGTGCAAGTTAAGGTGATACTTGCAATGCCTAAGTACCAGTTACCCAAATCTTAGGCTCTTGTAGATATGGTGTTAGCAGTAGCATATGACATTGCCAATGTCAAGGGATCAGTTCAAGTCTGATTATCTACTCAATGTGGGATTAGTGTAATGGTAACATGTAACCCTTCCAAGGTTAATTTGACAGTTCAAGTCTGTTATCCCACTCTAACATCGCGGAGAGAATTGGTATTCAATCCAGTCTCATAAGCTGGACTCCAAGTGTTCGATTCACTTCTCCGCAACTAATTTAGATAATATGGAAGAGATAGAAAAGGCAAAGATGACAAGGACCAAAAAGACCAATGGTTCAGAGGCTCATCAAGTTATGACTGCATTAACTGATACTACAATCAGAGGTATTGTAAGGTCAGCCAATGAGGAAGGAATTAAGAGAGAGGATATAGTTTCTCTACTTAAAGAAAATGGTCAGTTTGTATTAATCTACTTTAGATAAAAACATTATGGAAATGGAAGAGCAGAAGACAATAGAAAGACCCTTGATGAGTGAAGAGGAGTTCAAGGATTATATGGAGAAGAATAGAGTAGATATTGTGGGAGATTTCTATGGAAAAGGTATTCTTCACCTAAGAACTTATGAAGCAGTAAGCAAGTTCAAGTCTGTAAGGAGAGCAATCAGAAGAGGTCATGTATCTCTTGATGGTATTATCTTCCCTAAGAGACCTTTCAATAACAAGGCTAATACTTGTAAGAGAAAGGGACATCACAGTAGGACTATTAATGAAAGAAAGAAGATGATTTATGAGCAACTTAAACACGGAAAATCAGCCTAATGATTACAATGAAGTGCCAGTATTATACTGCAAGCATTGTCTATCATTGAATATTAGGAACATTCCGAGAATGGAGGATTCAGATTACTGTGATGAGTGTGGCTCCACTGATATAGGAGAATGTTCAATAGAAGAGTGGGAGACTCTATACAAGAATAGATATGGACATAAATTCCTTGAAGAGTATTAACAACTTAATTATAAATTAAAATGGAAGAGCAAAAGGGAAAGGTTGTAGAGATGCAACCAACAACAAAGGAAACAGAGAGATCTGAAAAGATGTCTTATGAGCAGTTAGAGAACATAGCTCATCAGCTTAGTGAGCAGGCTAAGCAGTTATATATGAAGCTGCAAGCTGCTAATATGGGTAACATGTTCAAGAGACTTGACTACTTGTTTAAGGTAGTAGAGAATGGACATATGTTTAAGCAAGACTTCCTTAAGAAGTGTATTGCTGAGATTGAGGAGCTTATGACAGTTCCTGAAGAGGTTGAGGAAGATAATAAGGAAGAGGAAACACCAGATATTAAAACTGAAGAGTAAGATACATGATGAAGGAAGAGTGGAGAGATATAGAAGGATATAATGGATTATATCAAGTATCCAATCTTGGTAGAGTTAGGTGTGTTAGGATATTAAAACCTGCGTTTACTGAAGATGGCTACTTAAAAGTAGTTCTTCAGGATAAAAGAAATATTAAAACATCTACTATACACAGGTTAGTAGCTAAATCTTTCCTATCTGATTATTCTGATGATTTACAAGTGAATCATAAGAATGAAGTTAAAACTGATAACAGAGTAGAAAATCTTGAAATGTTATCTTCAAAAGATAACAATAACTATGGTAGCAGAAATGAAAGAATATCTAAAGCTTTGGGGAAAAGAGTCATTCAACTTACTATATTCAATGAACCTATAGCTGAATACTATTCTACATCTCAAGCATCAAAACAAACTGGTATTTCTCATAGAAATATTGCTACCTGCTGTAGGGGAGAGAGAATTTCTGCTGGAGGGTATAAATGGAAATATAAAGATGGTTAAGAAAGCAAATAACATCGTCAGGATACCCACTTCATTAAATGGTAAATTCTTTAGATATTGGTTTGAATTTTTAGAGCCTTTTCATAAGCTAACTGATAGAGAGATTGATGTAATTACATCCTTTGTCAAGCAAAGATATGAACTCAGTAAAGTTATCAAGGACAATGAGATACTTGATAAGGTTACAATGAGTGAAGATACAAAGAAGAAAGTAAGGGAAGAGTGTAATATCACTCTCCCACACTTTCAGGTAATTATGGGCAAGCTAAGGAAGAATAAAGTTATCATTGATGGTAAGATTAATCCAAGGTTTATTCCCAACATTGATGAAGAGACTGGCACTTTCCAACTATTGTTACTTTTTGAATTGAAATGAATTATCCTGATATAATTGGTAAGGTTTCTGAAGAGTTGAATTTACCTAAAGAAGTGGTAGATAAAACATATAAGGCATTTTGGTTATTTATTAACCAATCCATACAGTCCTTGCCATTAAAGGAGAATCTTAATGAAGAGGATTTTGCTAAGTTAAGAACAAATTTCAACATTCCATCACTGGGTAAACTGACTTGCACTTATGATAGGATGTTAGGTATGAAAAAGAGACTCAAGTTTATTAAACAGATAAGGGAGAAGAGATGAAGAAATTGTTTATTAGTCAGCCCATGAAGGGTAAGACAAATGAAGAAATAGAAGCTGAAAGAGCCAAAGCTGTGGAAGAGGCTAAGGTAGTACTCAATGATGATGTGGAAGTGATTGATAGCTTCTTCAAAGATGCACCAGTAGATGCAAGACCTCTGTGGTTCTTGGGTAAATCAATTGAGCTATTATCTGTGGCAGATGCTGCATATTTTGCTAAAGACTGGGACAAATATAGAGGTTGTAAGATTGAGCACTCTTGTGCTGTAGAATATGGTATAAAAGTTATTGAGTATGTTGAAGGTTAAGAAAATAAAGCCAATGTTCACTGCACTTATCACTACAATGGATAAGTATGAACATGATGTAACTACAAGAGGTGGTCTAATTGATACTACTAAGCAGCAGGGTGGATTAAAAGAATATCAAACTGTACTTGCAGTAGGTAGTTCAGTAAGAGATATAAAGGTAGGTGATATAGTGTGTGTAAACCCTACAAGGTTTGCAGTAAGAAAACATCAAGCAGGCACTCTTAAAGATGGAATTGTAACTGACAATCCTGTTACTACTTACAATTTTGATGTTGTTGAGATGGATGGAAAGCAGTGTCTATTGCTACAGGATAGGGATATTGACTTCATTATTGATGAATGGGAAGAAGTTCCAGATACTCAGCCACAAGTATATGTGCCAGACAAAAAGCTTATTGTTTAAGACTTGTTCTTGCTGTAATAGAACTTTGCCTATAGATAATTTTTATACAATGGCAACATCCATAAGTATCCTGATTCTAAGTGCAAAGATTGTAAAAATGCTTACAGCAGGAATTATAATAATGTAAATAAGGATGCACTGAAGAATCTCCACAAAGAGTGGAGAGATAAGAATAAAACAAAAGTCAAATCTTATAGAGATAAGTGGAGAAGAGAACATCCAAACTACTATAAAGAATGGGCTGAAAGAAATAAGTCTAAAATCAGACTCTCACAGATTAAGTATAATTATAATTTAACTGAAGAAGAGTATGAAGCTTTACCAAAAGCTTGTGAAGTGTGTGGAAATACAGAAAATCTATGTATAGACCATGACCATATTACAGGAAAGGTTAGAGGAGTATTATGCTCAAGATGTAATTCAGCTCTTGGCTTACTGGGAGATAGTAAAGAAGTCATACTAAAGTTGGCTTCATATATAGAAAAGCAGTAGTGAAAACTACTGCTTTTTTTTTGAAAAAAAAAGAAAAGTTATGATGAAATTACTTAAATATGAAGGTTATAAGGTTGTGATAGAACCAGAGCTTTTAACATTAAAGCCCTTCAAACAAATATGGACAAGAGATAAAACAGTGAATAAGAACAAAGCCTTAGCAGAAATTGCTTTCATCTATTTTATGACTGACCCAAGAAGTGACTATCAATACCTTGTAGATGACAAGGAGAGAATGGAAGCCATTAAAGAGGGAGAAGGATTACCTCCTAAATGGGAACCAGACAAGATAGTAACAGAAGCAATGGAATTTTATAAATCATTTAAGCCAATCTCTGCACTACTCCTTGAAGACACGAGGTTTATGGTTAATAAGTTTAGAGCAAAACTAAGAGAGCTGGACTTTGACAGTCTTGAGGTTAAGGAGTTTAAGGAGATTACAGCCATTGTGAAACAGATTACACCTCTCATTAGAGATTTGGATGAGGCTGAGAAAGCACTTAACTCTGAAATGAGGAGTTCAGGCAAGATGAGGGGACAGGGAGAAAAGACTATATTTGAAGATGACTTGGCACTATAACTATGAAAGCAGAAGATATTATAGAAGGGCTTAATAAACATATTGAGACAAGGAGAAGTGAGAGGGGAATTGAGAATGTAGGGCACATGGTATTACAGAAAGAAATCATGCCTCATTCCTCATTCAAGGTTTATAAGATTTACAAGTACACTCTTTGGTTCACTAAGAGAGGTAAATCTTATAGAGTAATAACAGTACAGCATACTGCTAAGGTTCCTGATGGTCAGGAAGAGAATATGTTAAGAGAGATGAATATCATGTTGAGTACACTAATATTCAATTGGATAGGCTCTGATTTTTATGAAGCAGTTATAAAGGGAGAATATAATGGAGTTTCAGAAAATACCAATGAATAAATATCAAACTGAGCTAACTGAGGAATTGGTTAATAGCCTTCCTCAGGAAGTTCAGGACCAGTTATTTGATATTATAAATAATGTAGAGTTTGTCAAGAGATTGATAAGTCCTGCAAGAGAATATGCTAAGGATAGACCAAGGGATGATAGGGGTAGAATCATTGTAGACTTGGCTAATCCTCATATATTAGAGGATATGGATTACTTCAGACCATCTGCTATACATTATGAGAAGTATGGTACATTTACTAACCTTAGGCCTAATGCCAATCCTAATAGTGAATATGGTAAGTGGGTAAGAGAGGAAAGAAGAAGAATCTGGGATGGTTATGTAAGGGAAAGTGATGGAGAATGGGTTACAGGATATATGTATTGGTTCCTTAATTATTCTCCTATGATGCTCTCTAAGATTAGAGAGTATAAGGATAAGAATGGTAAGAAGAAAAAGTCCAAGAGGGCTGATAGAGTAGAGGCATTACCTGAATGTTGGGAAGGTATCTATTGGAGATTCCATTGCTTAGACCAAGCATCAAATGGTGGTTTATACAATAACTTTGAGGGAGGTCAGCACATGGCTGAACTTGCTTCCAGAGGTAAAGGTAAGTCATATAGTCTTGCATCTATACTTAACCATATCTTTGTGGTAGGTGAGAATGAGGAAGCACATGAAAAGGTAAAGGGTATAGTAACTGCCTATCAGAAGGAGTATCTTACTAAGGATGGTGTCCTTAATAAGTTTGTAGATATGGCTAACTTCTGTGCAACCAATACCCAGTTTCCAAGAAGGAGATTAAAGAACTCTTTACAGGAAATGACATGGATAATGGGGTATAAGGATGTAGAGTTGGATATTGAAAGAGGTACTCAGAATACAGTACTTGGAGTATCATCTAAGGATGATGAGTCTAAGTTGAGAGGTAAGAGAGCTGCTAAGATTCTTATTGAAGAGTTTGGTACATTCCCAAGATTAGTTGATTTGTATAATGTGCTTTTACCTTCAGTACAGGAAGGTGATATTGTCTTTGGACAAATCTATATGTTAGGTACTGCTGGTGATAATGAATCAGACTTTGCTGGTGCTCAGGAAATCATGTATAACCCTAAAGGTTATAATATGTATGCTTTACCTAATGTATTTGATAAGTACAACCAAGGTAAACTTTACTTTGTATTCTTCTTTCCTGGCTATGTGAATAGAAAGGGATGTTATAATGAGAATGGTGTATCTGATGTAATTAAGGCTCTGATTGAAATTCTTATGAATAGGTATAGGGTAAAGTATAATTCTACTGACCCTAACACTATTATTAAGACTATTGCTGAGGTTCCTATTACTCCTGCTGAAGCTATTG